ACTGTATCTGCACTGAGAGCGAAACCAAGTATTATAACAGCGTCATCGGCTCCGGTTGGTGCTGTCTGTGTCATAGTTCCCTGAGTAGCACTTAGATATACCGGAGTTCCTACTGTCCAGTTCCAAGCAGTTACACAAATCTGTCCGCCGAATAAACCGATTTTCTTAGTCCCTGTGCCTGTTTCGAGAGCTATACCAATGCCATAACAATTTGCTATTGCGTCGGCGTCTGCTTCATCCCAATGGCCATCACTTGCAATCGCTAAAACAGCTCCAACTCCAACTCCGTTAGTGTCAACTGTGGCACTCAGTATGTAATTGAAATCGTAGGTCCCGTCAGTTGTTAATACTGCCCTTGCCGAGAACGTTTTGCCGTTCATATCCAAATCACCACCTAATTGCGGGGTGGTGTCCTCGACAAGATTCTGGAGCGGTGTTATCATAACCGGAACAATTGAGCCGTCAAAAGCAAGAGCCTTACCAGCCTCCGCCGTGACCTTAACTTCGTTCCAGTCAGATGAAGCGTCGAGCTTCATTAGTATAATATCATTAGTAGCCATATTTTATTACCAAAATGATATTGGATTCCTCTTCCATGAATCAGTTGCCACACAGTGATAAACATAGCTGTCATCCCATGCAATCTGCCCGGTAGTTCCGGCGGCTGTCTTACTTGCCGGGGCTGCCACGTACATAACATTCATTGCTTCTGCCGGAGTTAATGCAACTATATCACCTGTAGCCTTACGTCCTACGATTGTCGAGGCTCCTACTGTAAGGGCTGCCGGGGTGTTATCAGTGGTTGCGTATAAAATTGTATTAGCATCGTATAGAGCCTTCGCAACGTAATCTGTTGCGGTTGCATAAGCCATCGTTCCCAAAGCCCCGGTTCCTGCCTTGATTAATTTTCCGGATGTACCTGAAAACAAACAAACATAATTATCGGTAGTTGAAGCCGGGCCGATTACTGCTCCGTCGAGATTAGTCTGAGCGGCTGTCCAGTCAGCGTCGACATTGCCAGAGCCTGCACGGTCAACAATTGCCATCATTAAATCACCGATTTCAACAACTTTGCCCCAGCAAGTCCCTGCGTCAGTTACACGGTATGTCCAGCCTGCGTTATAAGTTGTTAAGGCTGCTATTGTTGCAATTGTGGCTGCACCCTTAAAAAGCATAGCGTCGTTAGCGGCGAATAATCCGTCTGCATAAGCCTGTGTTGCAAGTGTACCCGTAACAGCCGGAATTGTTATTGTAACATCCCCGGTCATAGCTTCATTTGTGATAGTCATAGTATGATCTTCACCAGCATTTAACGCCACGTCAAGAACCATTTTCCCGGTTGTTGAATCGGAATCTATTGTGAAAGTATTCGAGGTCGTGCCTGTATCGCTGTTCTGTGTATGACCGCCCGCAGGTGTTACCCAGTTCAAATCACCATTAGCATCTATAGCAAGGACTTGATTCTCAGTCCCTGCGGCTAACCATCTTAAAAGCCTGTTAGCATCGGCTGTAGCTGTTAATAATCCGCCACGAGTTACGTTTACGACTCTTTCGTTGAAATCCGCCGAAGCGTCTACTTGCGGTATGACAATATCAAAAGTTGCCATGATCTATTCCTTTATATATAAATTATATTGTATTCTGAAATTTTCGCCGGGATTGCTTAGCATGGTGTCAATGATTGTCAGCATTACGTTTTTGTTGACTATAACACAACAATCAAGCCCTTCGTCCTGGCAAATTTTGTCGATCTTCTTTTTAGTTCTGGAAATTAATTCTTCTTCCTCTGCAACCGAGGCTTCAAGGGTCGATTTAAGCTCTTCAAGTTTCGATATTGATTTTTTAATTTCCTCTTCAATCTGTTTTTTCTTGCGTGCCATATTTATCCCTTAGAAATTTGTAAAACCGAGGAACCTCTTCCATCGGTCAGTTGATACACATACATATAGATAATCATCATCAATAGCTATCTGGTTCTGAGTCCCTGGCGAATTGTAGTGAGCAGGCGGGGTGACAATATCCAAATCCCCACTTCCACCGATAGCATTGCCACCGGCATCCTGGAGTGTATCACCGCTGGGTAACGGCTTTGCGACGCCGTCTATTATTGCTATTGCTGTTCTTACTGCCAAGTCTTACTCGTTTTTAATTATTACAAATATTTTACATCTATTAGATAAGGGCGTCCATGCTGTTGATGTGAGCTGTACCCTGAGAATATCCCCTGCTGCGAATACATAACCTGCGGACCTGTGGGCTACAGTTGCCGTGCAATGCAGAGGATAACTGCCGTTAAGCTGTATGTTGAGGCTCGTCCCTGCTATAGGACTGCCGTTCTTTGTTACTACGAAGTCAAGTGTTCCGGCTGTCCTCTGCTCGTCAACCTTTACGCCGATACCGACAATGTTGCAGGCATAAGGACATACAGCTTCGAGCACAGTCTTATCGGTGAGCTGGTTCACGCCATCGAGATAGAATTCGTCATCGAAGACATTATCTACTTTAGAATCCAGGTCCGGGTTGGTATTAATAACAACCTGCCTCTGGTAGTTAACGCGGATAACATGGCGCCTTATGTAGCACTTGATGGTCATATAACCGTCCCCGTTACTTCTGGCGTAGTCATAAATCTTTGCACGAGCGGTGTATGCGGGTAGCCGTTGGCGTCTGTCATCTGAAGATCACAGTAATAGAGCTTGTTTATCACCGGCAGGATGGTATCATCATGGGTGAGTATTACTTTGCTCTGCCCGACTGTGGGGCTGGTATGACTCGAAACGACTTTCTGGAACACTGCTGCAGCATCGGCATCAGTGAGCTTCTCTTTTACGGTAAAGAAGATAGTCGAGCCGGTAATATCTATTGCCGCCCCGGTTGATTCGTCGTAGAACTCAAGGTCTATCTCTTCGTGATCGCCGCTTACTATGCTAATTGTGTCCATTTAATTCCATCTTTATTTTCTGCAATTCATAATAGTTCGCTTCCTCAATCCTGGCGTTCATCTCGGCCTGTCGTCGGCAGAGTTCGTCAACCAGATCGAGGAGCCTCTTAGCTCTTGGTGTCAGGTGTTCAGCTTCGTCAATGGATATCTTATCCCAGTCGGGATATTTCTCGCAGAGGCATTCGTGCATCTTGTCCCGGGCCATTAACCGCAGTTCGTTGCGGAGCTTCTCAGTGGTTTTATCGTTGTTCATTTAACCGATACTCCTATCAATATGCCTGATATACCGCCCAGAATGAATCCACCCAAACCGCCAACTAATGGATTATCCCACCATTCACGCTTCGGAGCGGGCAGGTAGATGAATTCCTTTTGCACCGGAACTGTCCGGGCTGCAAAGCCCAGATATATCCTGTTCCATTTCTCATCATAGATATCATACTCGAGCTGGAGAGTATCACCCGCAGGCTTAAGGACTGTATCCAATACAGCCAGCTCCGTGATCGCATAATCCTGCAGTAGCATAATGAGCGAATCTTTCTCAATGAGAAGCTGCTTGATGGCTGCTGAATCTTCGATAGTGACATACTTATTCTTATAGACTACAATCGGCTTACCTGGAACAGTATCGATTCGGATGTTAGGCTCGGGCCTGAGATCCTGATAATGGGTCTCGATAGAGGTGAATCCGCCGGTAGGGTTCATCTGGCCACAGGGCTTAGTCCATCTCCCAAGATAGAACATCAGCACGAGCGCGCCGATGATAACTAAGACTGTCAATATTTTCCTGTAATCCAATTGCATAGTTGCGCTACCGGGATTCGAACCCGGAACTGAGGCTTATGAGACCCCCGAGTTACCGTTACTCTATAGCACTATTCTTTAACTTCAATGAACGCTATGATGCGGAAGTAGGCATAGGGTTCTATCTTCCGAAACCGCTTGAATACCCCGTTGCCATCGTACTGCGAACCTTTCCCGGCTGATGTATTGGCTTCTATGGTCCAGCCGGATGTCCCTTTCCAGTCGTGGAGCACAAATCCAGCATGCCCCTGAATGGATGAGCCTCGTGCCCAAACAACTATATCCCCTGCTTTGGGCTTATACTCTTTCCGGATAACTTCGCCAATGGTATGGGTCAGCCTGTCCGGTGCCTTGGTGTAATAATGCCTTGCTAATCCTGAGCTTATCCTTGGCTCGTGGCAATTCCTGATGTTATAACCTACAAATGCGGCACAATAGGGAGAACCGAGAGCATTGCGCACATAACTGTTCCACATGTCAATCTCGGGAGAGCGGTTAGGCTTGATCTCCCTGACATACAGATATAGCTTTGCTTCTCCTAAGTGATCAGGCGAAGACTGCAAAGGCTGCAATGATAGCAGAGCCGATAACAACAGCATAAGCCAGCAACGCAAGCCCGACAGCGATGTTCCCATCTTTGAGTTCCTCTAATGTATCAAATGAATGCAGGATAAATGTGTCAATGAGCCAGAGCAGCGTGACGGCTATCCCTGCGATGAGCAGAGCTGCACCGAAGGCAAGTACATGACCGGCATTCGAGTACACAGCCCAGAAGGCTGCGAGCCCTACTATCAGAAGCACTGCTATTCCCCAGAATGATCTAAGCATTGTAAACCTCGTCAATATGTATGAATTCCACTTCAAGCGTTTTTTTTTCGATGGCTTCGAAGATCTCTGTCTCGAAGTTCTGCGCTGCGCGTTCAGCGTTGGCCTTGCTGTCGTAGGCTTCGGAATGGACCAGGATACGGCCCTTATTCATAAACCGGTATGCCCAGCCGTTGTTGTATTCAATTATCTGTAGTTTCATGTGTGCTGTTTCTCCTTCGTGAGTAAATCACTTATACCTTTAACTGTCTGCTTGATCTCATAGGTGATGGTCAACAGGTTAGCGAGCTGTACTTCCATCTGGGCTATCTTAACATCGTGTCCCTGCCCGTTAAGGCACGCCTGCTCAACTCGTTTGGATAACATTTCATGATTGCCAAGGAGCTGCTTTATGGTCTCGTCATGCTTAATGCAGAGTTGCTTTTCCTCTGTATTATCTTTCTTCTTGTCCCGTGTGAGTGCCAGCGTCGCTATCACTACCGCTGCTATCGTCCCAAATGTCTGTGCGACTGATGCCAATGTCATTGTATCCATGCTCACCGTACTTAACTATGTATCGCAATTGTCAATATCTTTGATGTCTCGAAGAACATCTGGAACCACCAGGTATTCTCGCTTTCGATAGGGCCTTTTACGCTGATCGGTACAAAGGGGTAGAATTCATCACCAATCTCGAGGTTGGTCAGCTTCTCACGTACTGTTGCCAGTAACGCATAAAGGCTTGCACCGGGGCCTCTGAGGTTCGGGTATGCCATACTGATTGTAATTGATTTGACTTCCTGATATTGCAGGTTCTGATAGCGTCCGCTTTCTTTACGCGGAGCCGGGGGTATGTTGGGATAACGGGGATCACCTGAGTATGCTACGATGATGACGCCTTTATCGGACACAACGGGATATGTCGCTACAGGATTCGCCGAGCCGGTAACAATGCTAACGCCCGGAGTATCGATCTCCTTGATGAGATAATCTACTATCGCCTGTTCTAATTCTATTTCGGTCATGCGTCAATATCTGCTGGTCATATCGTCATTGAATACTACATCTGTTGTCGTCTTGTCCGTTACCAATGCTATGCCGGGGCTTGCTTTCCCGGTTGCCCCCTCGAGCTGCACCTTGCCTGCGTGAATATCATTCAGTTCGTCAATTATATCGTTATAGACCGCTGCGAGGTCCTCAGGCACCTGCTGCATCAGATAATGATACAGCAGGTACTTTGATATCTGGAGTGTCCAGTGTCGGAGGACGTTCAGTACATGAGCCGGAGTCGTGACGGGTACTGTGTAACGGTTAGCCAGTTTGACATTAATCATGCTTTCGGCAGTCGTAATAGTCTCATCCAGCAGCGTTTCGTTGATAACCCCGCCTCCGTTCAGGTCTGTCAGGTCGACAATGTAGCGATCCTTAACCCGAGTAGTAATATATTCTGTGTCAATGTACGAACCCACAGTACACCTTATGCGTGAACTGTTGCGGCTATTACTGCACCTTTATCATGCACGACAGGAAGAGCCTTGTGTTCGACTTTCCATGTAAGCATGGTGCGGTCGTTCGAGACTTCCGGTTCGACATAATATTCAGAGCTGATTACTTCCGTTCCGCCGGTTGCATTGAACCTGTAGATAGGTCCGGTATGGGTACGGAAATTAGCGCCGGATGCTACAGCAACGGCAAGGTTAGTTCCGAACATATCGGCGGCTGAACCACTGACGATGTGCTGCTGGTTGATCTCGTAAACGTTGACACCGGAGATGCGGCCTAAGAAGGTAGCGCCGATGGTGGCTTCGTTGGTGAGCTCAAGAACTCCGGAGCGGACGTTGTTGGCATCCATCATATTCTGAACATCGGTAAGACCGATAAAGTCATCAGCAGCCTGCTGGCCTAACAATAGGGTATCCATCGGGAAGCCTGATCGTTGTCCGATAAGTTTCTTCCAGTTACGGATATTGTTGAGCGGCTTGGCTGTAGATGTTGCATTCCACTTGGCTGTGGCGCTGAGGGTAAGTGTCTGCTCTGTGGCCACGAATCCGTAATCACAATTGTAGTCAATGTTGTCAGCAGTGATGGATACGATACCCGTTGTAAGCGCCTGAATAGCCATGTATTCGCGGAAGCGGATAGCACGGTTCTTCAGGTCCATGAGTTCGTTGAGCACCCATGCATTCTTTGCTTTGACTCTTGCTTCGCTGTCCTGTCCGTAGATGTTACCAACGGCTTCGTAGTCTGCAATGTCTTTGGCAGTAAATACCTTGGACTCGAATGTCCTGGGTATCTTGAACTGCTGTACTTTGCGGGTGCCTTTGTTTACCGGAACTGGTCCTTCGTGGTCGCCGACAACGGCAGCAACTGCTGATGCGTAACTGGTCAGTTCACAGTCAATGTTGTCTGCTGAGTGGGGTATGTTGTTCTTGAAGATGTTCCTCAGTACGAAAGGTTCAGGAGTGACGAGTGACAGAATTGCATTGGTCACGCTCCTCGGCTTAAATATATCAATTGTTGGGTTAGCCATGTTATTCTGCCTCCTTAATTACTATTGCACCTGAATTGTATACGCCGGCTGGTATGCCTGTGGGGCTTGACGGATTGAAGATCTTCGACTGGAGGAATTCCCCATGTACGTAAACCTTACCGATGCCGTCCGCTCCGGAAGCATCGACATCATCGATGAGAATACCGGCAAGTGTCTGAGTTCCATCACTCGCGCCGGTGTTATAGAAAGTATACTTACCCGTAGCCGATATCTTCCCCATAGCTGCGCCGCGTGTGTATTCAGTCGGGCTGGTAAGGAGAGTAACGTGCTGCGATTCGATAGGCGGATGCATCCCGGCGAATATATCGCCAAGGTCGGTCTGTTCTGTTGCGAAGTCAGCCATATAGATTACCTCTTGTTACGATTATTAAATTCTTCAACTTCTTTTCTTTGTGCTGCGTAGTCGTCCTCAGGTTCAGCCAGATTAGTGGCTTCGGTCGGATCTAACAACGAGCCCGGTTCGACTGCCCTGTCGGCTGCGGTGAGTTCATTGCGTTCGATGTCGTAGAGTGTCTGGTCGCCAATCTTAGCGTTATCGCCAAGGGCTTTGAGTGCGAGCAGCTTAGCTACCTTGCTTTCTACATCGTCGCGTTTCATCCTGCCTTCGGCTACGAGCTTCTCGCAGAATGCTTCTTCTTCGAGCTTAGCCTTCTCGGCTTTGATCGCTTCGAGTTCATGTGTTGCCATTACCAGATCACCCTTGAGGGAGGTAATAGCTTCGACCTGTTCAGTGGTCTGTGCTGTCAGCGCGGATATCTGTTCGTTAAGAGCGAGCACTTCGGCCTCCCGCGAAGCCATAGCCTCGGCTATAGTACCGTTGCTCTTTTCGAGATCTGCTATCTTCTGGATAGCTTCTTCGATTTTCATATCGTCTCCTGTTACATGTGAATTATTATTTCTCAGTGATGCGGCGAACAGGGTCGATGCGTTCGAATAGAGCGCCTTGGCCTCTGCTTTGCCGGGGGTGAAGATCTTATCGCAGAACCCATGGGCAAGGGCTTCCTTGCTATCGAGCCATGTTTCTTCTGTCATAAGTGTTGAGAGTGAATCTTCTGCCATGCCTGTCTTCTGCTGATAGGCTTTGAGGATCTGTGATTTGATCTTGGCCAGGTTCTCTGATATCTTCTTAAAGTAGTTCTCGTCACCTGCCCAGGCATAAGTCCATGGGTTGTGAATCATTATCATAGCGTTCTCGGCTATATGTACCTCGCGTCCTGCGCAGGCAATAACGGAAGCCATGGATGCAGCCAGCCCGATGATCTTGATGACCGGGTTATGTGCTTTGATGAGGTTGTAGATTCCGAGGCCGGTGAAGACCGAACCACCCGGGCTGTTAATGACAACCTCGAGCTCGTCGCCTTCCTCCATGCTGTTGATGACATCCTGGACGTACTTCTCGTTTACTCCGTCGTCCCAGATCTCCCCGTAGATATATACACTTTTTACAGCCATTTTTCAAAATCCTATGTCCAAACTGGAACTAAGTTAATTTCTTGGGTGTTTTTAACTATACATTTTTAAATATTTTTTTAGATAATATTCAGATTATTTAGATAATAATACCGAATACATGAACTTTGAATAAAAAGTGGAACTTTTTATTCAGGAAGGGTCGAGATGAAGTGGTAAGAAGGAACAGGACAAACAGCCGGAAGCAATGCGCAGGACAGTTGAAATAGTCACATGTGATCTGTGTGGCAGAGAGGTCGGGTCGGTATGCAATCATCAGCTGAACGGACACGGGCATGTTGAATTTACCTACACTCTCGGGGGTAGGAACAGCAACGATACTACTAACCAGACCAAGGCAGACCTCTGCTGCGAGTGCTCGACTGAAATAAAAGATATGTTACACAATCAGAAGAATCGAAATGGGAAAGAAAAAACCTGAACCGCGTTATCCGTGGGACCGTCTGGACGAGGAATCGGCGATACAGTTCGCAGCCTTCGCCCACTACAGGGATATGCACCCCAAGATAAGAAACATACTAACTATGTGTCAGGATGCGAGATATGCCAGAGATGACTGTAAGGCATGGTCGCCAAAGTTCCGATGGGTCGAACGTGCCCAGGCATGGGACGACCATCAGGACAAGGTCCGCCAGATGGCTCGGATCAAGACTATAGAGGAGCTGACCAAACGGCAGGCACAGCAGGCTTACAACTTTACGGACTCCGTGGCAAGCTTCGGTAAGGAGCTTATCAGGAGGATAAAGAATAAACCCGCACTGCTGCGAGAGATGAAGGACACAGAACTGATAGATCTCGTTCTCCGTGGAGCTTCGTCACTACCGAGGCTTATGGAAGCCGAAAGGGTCGCCATGGGTATCAACCCGACAATGAACCTGAATGTAGATGTTAGCAAACTATCTGACGAGGAGCTCGAGAAGATTGCACGCGGGAATAATGAATAAACCATCTATCACAGCGGGGCTGCGGCTCCAGGCTCAGGCAGAACTCGAACTGAGGCGACGCCGGGGCAAGGGCAAGGGTATGCAGAACGTATGGCTGGAACGCGCCCGTTCGAATATGATGGACTTCACGAACTATACATTCCCCGCCTACAATGCCGAATGGTATCATAAGGAAATATGCAGAGAGCTGGACAACTTCTATCAGGATGTTCTTGACGAGAAGTCGCCAAGGCTAATGATATTCGCCCCACCCAGGCACGGCAAGACGGAACTCGTCAGCAGGCGGTTCCCGGCTTGGGTCTTCGGTAGGAATCCCGATATATCTATTATCTCATCCAGTTACAACAGCGAGCTCGCTACACGCAATAACCGCGATGTGCAGAGGATAATGGACGATGAACGTTATGAGGATCTGTTTCCGGATTCAAAGCTATTCGGTAAGAACATTAAGACAGTTGCCTATAACACTTATCTCCGTAACTCCGAGATGTTTGAGATAGTCAACCATAAGGGTGTGTATCGTGCCGCAGGTGTGGGCAATGGTATCACCGGTATGGGTGCGCACATACTAATAATAGACGACCCTATCCGCGATGCTGAGCAGGCTTATTCTGCTGTATACCGCAATAAGGTATGGGAATGGTACACGACAACGGCTTACACGCGACTTACTCCCGGCGGGGGATTGCTTCTCATCCTGACGCGCTGGCATGAAGACGATCTGGCCGGGCGATTGCTCCGGGCTGCACGTGACGAAGGCGATAAGTGGAAGGTGCTGAAGTATCCGGCTATTGCCGAAGAGGAAGAGGAGAACCGTTCAGAAGGCGATGCGCTATTCCCACAGAAGTATAATATAGAGAAGCTGACTAAGATAAAGAACTCTATAGGCTCTATTGCCTGGGCTTCGATGTATCAGCAGAGGCCACAGGTGGCAGGCGGGGGACTCTTTAAGAAGAGCAACTTCCGTTATTACCACAAGCAGGATGGGATATATATCCTCCGTGACGGCGATACATCCCGCCATTATGCCCTGAACTCTATGGTTGTGTTCACTACTATGGACCTTGCCGCCCGTTCGTCTGAGAAAAGCGATTACACTGCTATCGGTGTCTGGGGCCTTACGCGTGAGAACGACCTTGTCCTCCTGGATATGGTCCGCGAACATCTCGAAGGAGCATCACATCTGGAGCTCGTCTGGGCTGTACATAACAAATGGAAACCGCAGGAGCACAACATTGAATCTGTACAGTATCAGATAACCCTGATACAGCAAGCTCTGAGGCAGGGATTGCCAGCCAAAGAACTCAAGACGGGGATGAAGGACAAGACAACACGGGCTCTCTCCGTAGCCGCCAAGATAGAAGGGCATAAGGTATTCTTTCCGCAGGATATGTCGTGGGTTATCGATCTCGAAGATGAGCTCGTAGCATTCCCCAACGGACGCAATGACGATATGGTTGACGTTGTAGCATACGCAGCCCTCAGGGCCGAGTTCCTCGGGAAACTTGCCCTGCCTAAACTTCCTGCCCAGTCTGTCAGGACTACGGACAGGTTCTCAATGCCGAAACTAATTAAATCATACTGAGGTATTACATGAAGTTATTCAATATCACTATCGGGAGAGAAAAGAAGCAAGCCGTGAGGAATGCTATCCCGAACAATATCAAGATAAACGAACCGCTCGACGAAGCACTTTTCAAGCCATCGCAGCTGCGTAACCTTTTCGGCGCGTTCAACGAAATGCTCCCGAATCCGGATTACGTCATCCAGAAGCTGGGTGTCGCTGACGAATGGAACTTCTATCATGAGATCAAGAGCGACGACATGGTGACGACATGCCTTGAGTCGCTCGATGATGGTGTGCTCGCCTACGAATGGGAGATCTATCAGGGCGAATCGTCTGACGCTCTCTTTACCATGGTCCGGGATATGTTCGGCAGGCTCAACCTGCAGGAGATCATCTCACAGATCTGCGAAACTCCCTGCTACGGTCGACAGTTCCTCGTGGTCGACTGGGAATATGGCGGAGGTTACTGGCTTCCGAAATGGGTCGAATCCTATCCGCTTGAACTCTTCGAATACAATGAGGAAGGATACATAATGTTCCGCAAGGGCGTGGAATATACGGAGCTTACCCGCGTCCCTGATTACCGCGTACTGAACCCAAGGCATCACCCCAGACTGCGCAGCCCTATGGGTGACAGTATTCTGTCCAAGTGTTACTGGAATGTGTTCTTCAAGAAGAATGCCAAGATATTCTGGAACATAGCATCCGAACGTTACGGTATGCCCTGGGTGATATCGACCTACGACCAGACTATTCTAAATCAGCTCTATCCTACATATACAGCAGAGGAAGCCGCAACAGCTTTAATGAACAGCATTAAGGCTATGGTAAGAGATGCCGTTATGGTCCTCCCCCAAGGGATAACCAACTCATTGACCAATACAATGACAACCGGCTCGGGTAATACTTATAAGTCTGTCGTGGATGAATGCAATGCCGGGATCTCCCGTGTACTGCTCGGGCATACAGGAAGCTCAACGGCTACACCCGGCAAGCTCGGAGGCGAGAACGGTGCCATGGAAGTCCGCAATGATAAGATTGAGATGCGTAAGCGTCTGGTTGTGCAGACATTCAACGAGCTGATCCAGTGGGTTGCCCGGATAAATACCAACGAGACTGCCCTTCCTGTGTTCAGGTATAAGGTAACCGAATCCATCCGTAAGGACATGGCCGAGGTAGATCAGATACTATCGACTTCGTTCGGCATCCAGCTGAGCAAGGAATACTTCGTTAAGAATTACCATTACAATGAAGACGACATTACCGGATTCAAAGCAGCTGAACCGACCGGGCTCGACAACATGATACAGAACAGGCTGGCGCCGATCGCTGTGAGAGTCGTTAGCGGTGACATCCCGGATTATGACGCTCTCAGGCAGGAGATCTCTAAGGAGTTCCCGAACATGACAGACCGGCAGACTGAGAACTATATGAGCCATATCATTGATATGACGCAATTCAATTCAGGGAAGGAATAACGCGGATATGTATCCATTGAGGAAGGTTATAGAATATCACCTGAGGCCACGCATCGCACGTCATCAGATAGGCAAGCCGGGGCTCGGTGATATCTGTGAACAATGCGAATACGCTGTGTGCTGTGACCAGGTATTTATGCGTTTGCCTTATGTTCCGTTCAATACTATTCATAATTGAGAACTATCATGTATTTTAAATTAGACATAAAAAAAGACTTTGTCAACAGCATATTAAGCCAATTTCGGGGGGCGGCAGGATACTGGGACCAGATGCTGATAGATGATGCTGTGGATAAGAACCTCGATAAGGCTACCGATCTGTTCAGGGATATTACTGGCCCGGTGACGGACTTCCTCAGTAAGCAGACCGGCTTCGATAAGGCAATCAAAGGGCTACCGAAACTGTTCAAGGGTATGGATAGCGAGGCTCTTGAGGAGAACCTGACCAGTCAGATATATACCTCCCAGCTCGTAGGGCGCTATGCTGTTATCGAAGAGAATAAAGTTGATATCAAGAATAGGTCATTCACCTGGTATGCTAAGGAAGCGTCGAAGCTCGACCTGATAAAGGCCTTGGAGACCTGCTTCGATAAAGCTCCCGAGGAGGCTGTCGACTATCTCGAAGGTAAGGGCATCGAAGTGAGCAGCGGATGGAAGGAGCAGGCCGATATAACCAGGCGACATTCGTTCACCGTGGCGAAGGTAGCCGAAGCGGATATACTGCAGATGTTTCTCGATGAGCTGAATAAGTCCGTTAAGTCAGGTATCACATACGAGACATTCAAGTCCACTATAGATACACTGCTCCTTGATAAGGGTTATTCCGGACCGGGTGCCCGTCGTCTGGATACAATCTACAGAACTAACCTGCAGGCATCCTATATGGCTGGCAGATGGCAACAGATGAAAGAGGTTACCGATGATTTCCCCTACTGGGAGTTCGTCGCTGTAGCCGATAACAGAACTACGGACGGATGCCGCAAGCTGGATGGTGTTATCCTCCCTGTCGATGCTGAGTTCTGGAAGAAGAACTTCCCCCCGAGGCATTACATGTGCCGTAGCCGTACGCGTGCCATCTCGGAACAGATGCTCTCGGACCGTGGACGTAAGCCGGATGACCCGAAGAAGTATGACGACATCGAACCTGCTGAAGGTTTCGACAATAGCCCTGCCGATGAATGGAAGCCTGACCTCGGGAAGTATGCCAAGCCGATAAGATCTGCTCTTGAAGATATAATGGAGAGTTTTAACTAATGCCCTCATTCGACGACATAGATACCCTCGCTGCTCACCTCCTGAATAAGGTCGATACCGTTGATTTCTCGCCCGTCTTCCGGAAGATACAGCAGGTTGTCCAGACATCCATCGACAGGAACTTCTCCGAAGGTGGACGTTTCGGCTCCGAGAAGCTCGGCGGGGGTACTGAGAAATGGCTCCCTTCGAAGCGCGCTAAGAAGCAATCAGGAAAGACTCTCACCGATACAGGGCAGTTAGCCGCTTCTATCCGGGTAGCTGTCACTCAGCAGGGCAAACAGGTTAATATCGAGGTCGGTAGCAATAAGGCTTATGCTGCTATTCATCAGTTCGGAGGAGTCGTCGACGTACCGGCTCACTCGGCAACATCTAAGCTGGCACGTAAGAAGATCCGGGTTATGGACGAGACAACAGGTAAGATGGTTTGGACAGGCAAGACATCAGTTCGGTTCGCTAAAAGGAAGAGGAAGCTGAGCAAGAATGTTACGTCAAGGACTTATACTATCGGGGCTTATTCGTTCACGCTACCGGCCCGCCCTTTTTTGGTGCTTCAGGATGAGGACCTGACGGCAATTAAGAACATCCTCATCGGGCATATAATTAAAACGCTCAAGACATAGACCAGACGGCGCTAAGTATTCCGTTTGTCCTCGCGTTTTTTCGCTCTGTCTATAAGGATCTCCGAGAGCCTTCCGAGGCTGAAACCAACGAGTAAGCCTATCAGAATAAGTAAGTTAGTAACGTGTTCGTCAAACATAACAAATACCTCCCTTTCGCTCTATACGATCGGGAGGTTCAGTTTTATAACGATTGCCCTGCCAACTCCTTAATAAGCCTGTTCAGTTCTGTCTCCATAGCCTCTTTGAGCTTCTTTTCATACCGGGTTATCAGCTCAAGATAGGGCTGATCTGCCGGGAAATGATAGATAATGCTCCATAGGAAACCCGATACTTCGCCCCTGTTGGTCTGGGTTTCCCGGGTTTTAATCTCCATCCCAGTACTGGTTAGTATTAATATCATAACTAATTTCAATACTGGTTATAAAACGCTTACCTGTCATCTCCATGCGCCCACCTTCACGAATATATATGCTGTTCACTTCAATAGGCACAGTATTCTCTATCTCCCTTATTATTGGCCTTATTTTATCTTCCGCCGCTTTAATTGCTTCGCGGATCTCTCCTATTGTTACCTTTGTTAAATCTTTTCCCATAATATCCTCCTATGTGTTTAAATTAGTTTGTAGCGTCCACTATCCGTGAGACAAATATAGTTATGTCTCTTATTTTATCCAAAACGGGACGCAAATGTTTATTAATCCTTCATCCCGAACAGGTCCCCCTGCCCGGAGCATACTGGACAATCCCGCCTTACAACCTTGTACGCAAAGCTCGGGCTTATCTCCAGATGATAAGCCAGCTCCCTTACACTCTTGTTCGGACAGTTATCCTTCACGTACCGCCTGAGCACCTCTGCCCTGCGCATCACGTTCGGCACGTATAACACCGAACTCGGCAACTTCCTGAATATCGCACGAACCGGCTCAATCCCCACTTCCTCTGCAATCATGTTCCAGGGATAGACCAGGTCCTCCATTTCTAAGTAACTCAGCACGTCTTTGTTCATTTGTCTCGTAAATTATGTTGTAACTATTTATATATCATTCAATAACGATTGACGGCCAGTTGCGTGGCCATCTTTCTCCCCCCTCTCGCTATCAGACGAAGTACTTCCCTAACTCTTTGATTATCATGCGTGTTGCTTTAATATCCGACATAGCATCATGCGCTGTGAGCTCAATCCCTTTCGCCTGCGCAATAGTAGCCAATTTATAATCCGGATAGTTGACTAAGCCCATAGCATGCATAAACTTCAGGACATTCAGCGGGTCCAGCTGATAGAAACTGTTCACATAGCTCCCGAAATACTTATCGTTCTGCTTCACGAAGAACTCCCTCAGGAACCTCAGGTCGAAGTCCACATTGTAACCTGCCGGGTAGAACTTATCGCTTTTGTCGTATTTGGAGATGTATTTATCGAACAGCGCCGTTAACTGCCTGTAAATTATGTTCGCCGGTGTGAACATTCGGATAGCATCGAGGCTGTAACCATGAATATCAAGAGCTTCCTGGCTTACGAATTGGATATTGTCCGGCAGAGGAGCAATCTTGAACTCGAACTCCTCTTTCACTATGCCATCTATCTCAATCAATCCCGCCAGCTGGATGATATCATTCTTCACCGGGTCGAGCCCCGTAGTCTCCACATCGAAATATAGTATTTTCATTTATCCCCCTTGTTCGTATAGATCAGTTTAAATATCCCGGGCAGGCTCTTGCATATATCGGCAATATCTCCGGCGTGTATCGTGTTAGCCTGCCATTCGTTTACCTTCGCCTGCAGCTCAGGATAGTAATAAGAAATATCTCTCAGATAATACCATACCAGCTCAGAGCAAACCGTCCCTGTTGTAAGCGGATTGCGTTTGCGTCGTACATCCCTTCGGAACCAACCCTCCATTATCCATCTGTAGAGGAACCAGAATATCTGAATAAAGCCATAAGCCGTTCCGGCATACTTCGTGTAGAGCTTTTCAAGTATTGCATGATGCATATCAATGGGGGGAGGATGAGTAAACGTATATACCTCCATCTCGGATCCTGATTCAGCTTCACCCTGGTAATTCTTATAAGGCAATACGCATACCAGCTCATTAGCGCTTAATAAGGACATCGTCCCGCAGACATCTCCCAATAATATAGCCGTGTGAGTGTAAGGTTTGCGTGTCAGGAATCTCTGTGCTTTCGAATACCAGGTACTGTTCTTCCCTAAACTGTTGATTAGAATTATATCGCCGGGCTTAACCGCTGTGTGGATTGTTCTTTTTGCCATATCTTTCCTTTACATAAATGTCATAAATATCAGTATTACTATTGCATACACCACGAAGAGCAGTGTCATGAATATGAACGGATGCTGGTCATAAAGATCATATATCCGCCTCTGCATTTTTGTAGGCTTCTTCATTCGCATGGTGCACCTGTTTTAAATCTATCCCAAAATGTACGTTGTTTGAAGTCTTTACAGTCATTATTGCCGTTCTTTTTCTCCGCAGCGCCATGGGCGAAGCTTCTACCAAAGGGCGTGTCTGTGCTTTCCAGCTTGCAGAAATGCTCAATAAATAAGCGGCTCCAGTAATGATGCTTGCAATTGTTACAATAGACTTTCATTTCTGCCCCTTTATACATATTTTAAATTGAAATAATGCCCCTTATACCACTGTTTTGTTTCAACTTCCTCAGGTGTTGCAACTCTCCAATCATTGTTGAAGATAGGTCTCAGAGAGAATATCATGCGACCTCTGGGTATTTCTACACCATCAATTTCATACGTATTCCGGCATATATACCAACAACCTTTTTCAGTTTTGCCCACTTTGTGCCTCCCGGATCTGTTTGATTAAATTTCTTGCTTTTTCATTTAGTTCCTCAAATTTATCTACTCCTGTGCCATTCCATTCATCGCTGGCCATCAACTCGGCCAGCTCTACATAGATGCGCAGCTTATTGATATGCTTCTTTATTATCGGCATTTCCTTTGGTAAGAATTCATACCGCATCTCTTCAATTAATTCATCTATCCTGCCCATGTCTTTGCTCCTTTAGTATTCGTTTGATTAATTTACGCCTCTGATAATGCAATTCAGCAAGCACCGTACCCAATTCGGCTGTTCTGGCATTCTGGCACGCGTTATGTATTTCTATATCCTTCTCCGCTAACTGAACGTATGGGCGGAGCTCTTCTAATATCTTTTTTGCTACTGGATGGAAAAATCCAAGAATCACAAATGATAGTTTATCCATACACTCATCTATCTTACTCACTTTGTGCCTCCCCAAACGGACTGCCGTCTGACCATGTGAAATTATCATACATAGAGCATAGCCCATGAGTGGTGTGGGGCAATACGACATATTGTTGCCGTTCATCTGTGTTGGGCATAACCCCAATTATCATATATGTACAGCCGTCATCCTTGCGTACTACACTTTTTCCAATCCATGCCGCATTTACATACCGATACTTCTGGTACTCAGGCTCTTTGACTTTTTCGAGTATGCCATAAGAAACGGCTTGCTCCATAGTTACTAATACCATATTATTAATACCCTTATCATGGTCAGCATCTATAATTTGGTCTTTCATATAATTCGAGTATTCCTCATTGATAGCACTATATCTTTCAAGAACACAAGTGTATGTTTTAGCTTTGTATTTCATTTCTGCTCCTTTATACATGTTTTAAATTGAAATAATGCCCTTTATAATATTGTTTTGTTTCAACTTCCTCAGGTGTTGCAACTCTCCAATCATTGTTGAAGATAGGTCTCAGACAAAATATCATGCGACCTCTGGGTATCTCTACACCATCAATTACATAGGTATTCCGGCATATATACCAACAACCTTTTTCAATCTTTCCCACTTTGTGCCTCCTTAATTTTCGTAATTAACTCTTCCATCTCGTCCTGCCCTTCGATAAGAAAATCCCCATTCGGTATTGTTCTGACATAGTACTTTATTACCCACTCCGCTAAGTTCATGTATGGGCGGAGCTCATCTAATTTGTTTATGAGACCACGCTTATCGATACATATCACCCCGCCCTGTGCCATTATGTTTTCAAGATGGTTTATTAATAATTCTATCTTGCTACTCATGGTTAACCTTTTATTTTTGCTAATTAATTCTTCCAGTTTATTATTAACAGCCGTCTTTCTAACGTGACCGAGCAATGCACCCGACCTGTCCAGCACTTCATCACAGACAATTGCAACGGCTAATGGTTGTGTTTTGTATAAGTCAACCAACCTTTTGAGTATCTTGTCAGCCGGCACTATTCTTATTATCTCAATACCATCCTTAATTTTCATCTCAATCTTACCCATGGTAACCTCGCATCTTAGTTAATTCACTTACTGGTACTCTCGATGGTCGCTTATTCCCGGGTATCTGTATTAATCCCTTCGGAAACTCGCTTGCACAACTTGCTCCTGTTGGCGATACGTACCTGAGAAACACACCCTCTTTCTGTTTACCATTAAATGACCATACTACTAAATCGTCACGTTTAAATTCATCCTTGCTCATTTTCCCCTCTCAATCACAGCGGGATTCCCGTGGTATTTGTTCTCGCAATACCTCGTTATCCCAATAGTTATTAAAATCAATCCACAGGTAAGCATCAACCAACCACCAGAAGTAGTATGTCCGCTATTAGGATCCGGGCGCCTTAAGAAATTAGTCCAGCTCATTGAGTGTACCTCCCGGCACTTTAAGCCCATATTTTTGCCAATAGTCACTGATAACATTTAGAATTTTCTCATAATCATCATCCCGTTTGGCTGTCATACTTTCCAGCGTAATATCTGGATGGTCAAATAAATATTCCCAATAATGCCATACCATTTCGCCACCGGGATAAAGTTTGAAAATGATAGTCCTCTTGCTATACTGGATGTCGCCATTAACTTTAAGTTGATTATAATTAAAGTCCTGTTTGCGAACTCCCTGAATAAGAGGAATCATTATATCATACGGTGGCTCAGGGTATTCCGTACAACCGTAATCTGCCGCTAATAATACGCCTATCATTCCACAACCTCCTCGATATTTCCGACAATTTTACCATGTTCAAAGACTGCCCTGAATGTGTGGTCACCATATAGCTCATGGTGTTCATAGTAATCATAAAATTCAATTGTACCTGTGAAGTCGACAAACTCTCTTACCTGTAAGTCGCCTCCATGTTCATGGTGATATGACCTCCAAACTTTAAATAACATTCCCTTTTTGGTTATCCTGTACCAATCACACTTACGATCAAGGTTTTTGGTTTGATATTCCTGATTGTGCCGGGGCATTCGTAAATGAACTGGCAATAGTTTATTGCTCACCGTTAAAAAATCAAACATTCCCATTATCCAGAGCCTCCTCTTTCTCCAAATGTGCCTTTGATAATGCCATCCTTAATTCACGATTTTCCTTTAATAACTCCAGGGCTCTGTCTACAGGATCAGATGCAATTCCGGCACCAACCCAGATTGTGGCTATTTCACCCTTTTCCCCATCAGGATAGATAACCCCAATTTTCGTCATATAGGGCTGGCCTTCCAAAGATACTTTTAGTATAAGCTCATATAACTGCAAAATTGATTTTAAGGTTGATATACCCAGTGTATCAGAGTTCCTTACAGCTATCCTGCACGCTACTATAACCAAATCAACTTTGTGTATGAATTTTCTTAATAATCTCATTTTGCTTCCTCGTCTAAGTGTATTAATGTGTGTTTATTGTTCTCTATGTAAAACCTGATCAGCTCGTCCATCTGCCAGTCAAGCACGAACGATTCCTCGTTACGCTTCAGAAGGAACTTACCAAAGAGCTTCATATCCCTCCGCGACAGTTCAGCCGGGGGCGGGTCAGTTTCTTCGTAACACTTCTTCCAGCGTCCGTCCTTCACCCAGTATCGCCCCGCTTCGAACCTCTTCGTTTGGAGGCATATCTGTAATACCGTAGCCATTTCACGATGGAAGAGTTCTGCCTGTGCGTATTCCGTAGGGTCGTTCCATCCGTCGTTGTCGGTTTCGTAACCCAGTATGCCGCAGAGGTCCCGCATTACGTCCGAGTTGCCATAAGGCCGTTTCGTGTCTATCTGTGGCACTCCGTATGCAGAACCGATCTCAGCCCATCTGATGTTCAGACGGCGTAAGAGCTTCAGATGCTCCTCCTTGACGTAGAATGTATCAGCCGGGACCATTGCTGCTGTCCTTGAATTTATGCAAATCCTCATATTTCAGCCAATGGCGGCAATATCCGTCGAAAGTATTCCAGTCCGGCTTGATCCAGCTGCTATTGTCTTTGGGATGGGTATTGTTGGTATTCCTGATGCAGTAATCACATATAACGTCTCCACCCGGTTTGCTGCAAAGGCTAAAGTCATTAATCATTTTACTTCCAATTCCTTTTTTAATGTATTAATTGCTTTATTCAACGCTTCCCTCTTTGAATTAACCATAGCCCAGAGAACTTCATCATCATCATGCAGCCCATAAATTCCGACATACCAGTAATCTTCATCCATTTGCTCTATATGGATTTTGTAGAAGTAGTCATCTCGCTCTGGTTTACTCATGACTGCCCTTTATTTGTTTGATTAAAGTTTGAATTTTATGATAATTTTCCCCGACATAGGTAAATATTTTCATGCTCCAAATTGATGTGGTATCATATAAATCAAGTATTTCTTGCATTGTTTCTAACAATTCATCAATCCTGCTCATGATAACCTCGCATCTTAGTTAATTCACTTACAGATACTGCTGATGGTCGCTTATTGCCGGGTATCTGTATTAGCGCTTTCGGGAACTCATTCGCATTGCTTGCCATATTTGGTCTAATATAGCGAAGAAATACCCCTTCTTTCTGCTTCCCGCAAAACGACCATTTTACTAAATCGTCACGCTTAAATTCAATCTTGCTCATAATATCCCCCATTTATGATAAACTTTAAAAAGGCAATACCTGAATTCAGGATTAGCCCAATCTTTAAGGAACTCATGATCATCTCCATCCAGAGTATAATACTTCCGATAGTGATAAATGATAGTATCATACCTATCCTCGTTTCGTTGGCTACAATCAATCCGGTTAATTTGTTCATAACCATGTTCATTCAACCAATTGATTATCAATTGCTCCTTCGGGTTCAACGGCATCATAGATTCGATTGATAAATCACAATGGATCGATAGGAAGATATACCCCTTATCAGCTTTCACCGTAGAATAAAACTCTTTCTTAAGTTCCCGCTCTGCCTTCCTGAGTGCCTTAAGTTCCTCAATCAGCATGGCTCTCTCTCCTCTGTAATTCGTCACATACCTTAACGTGTTCCTCAGCAAGATTCATTGTCTCCCAGGGCATAAGGTTTGCATTACATAAATCCGCGGTATATCTCCGCTTGATTCTCATCAATTCTGCGTGAGATAGCACAGTATAATTGAATTTCTGGATGCGTCTGCCCACCATTACCATGGCAGAATGTAACTTCCTACTTACCTCGTCGTTTACCTCGATGGCCGGCAATATGCTTGCTACCCATTCCAATGCGTACTGGTAGGCGCTACAACAATCCTCGTTTCTTAATCGTGCAGGCAGGTTCCCGTATTCGTAGTCTTGCTGACCAAGCATCTCATAAACACCCGCCAAATTAATGCATAAAGCATGAGCCGCATATACAGCCTGACGCGATGCAACCATCAGCTCCCATAACTTCTCTGCCGGGATTTCTTTAATAGCCTCTGGCGAATCATATTCGAACAGCATATCTGCAGTTGTGCCGTATATCTCCCCCTGTTCGTTAAGCAGAGATATTACTTTCTTTTTTTGCGTCTTTGATAAATCATTGAAATTCATATTACTCACCCTCCTCCTCAATCTCTCTCAACTCCCCGATCTTCGCATTCCAGATCGCCAACTCCTCTTCGGTAAGCAATCCACCTGCATATTGGTATTCCAGAGGCACCCCTGATTCATCAATATACATGCTCGTTTCGTCCGTCTTGAACGGCCTCATGCATAACATCCTGCCAATCTCGGCATATACCATGCCTTTTCGGAACTCCTTATGCATCTTCTGCGTTGCTTCTGCCAGTCCCCCGGCTCCCTGTGTGTCATTGTTCTTACTCACTATATCCCCCATATTTTATTTGTAATTATACCTTTTCGCCCACTTGGCGGAAATGGTCCGTTTGTCACCATATTTCTTCAATTACCTGCTCGCGTCGTTTGAGCACCGCATCCCTCAATCGCCATAATTCTTCCAGCTCAGCCTTCGTCAGGTCCTTACGGTCCCATGCGTTGGCCGCTTTCTCTGCGAACTCAACGAATACCCTCAGCTCCTCCATGTCCGAACGCTTGAATGTCAGATGCTTGTCCGGATTATATTTCAGAAAAGGCTCGCCGTTGTAATCGCGTATGAAATAGTCGAGGAAATTCTCCTGCTGTTTGTCTGCGATATTATACCTGCTGGCTACACACTTACACATACTCACCTCCCCTTCGTAAGCTGATATTCTACGTGAAAGCTGTATAACTGCGTTTTTACCAGCGAATTGATTACCTGTGCCTGCTTGATGTAGCCCGGGTCCTCTTTGACTTTCTCAATCATTTCCATTAATGTGGCCCTCAGATCCGTTGTCATAGTACTGCCCTCCTGCCTGACAGGCACTAATGCCCGGTTTTCCTCCTCTACAGGAAGTAACTCCTTCATTATCTTTCTGATGCCTGTTTCGTTTGCTTCAAATACCCGCCTGTTGGTCTTAACGGTGTAACGGTCATTCACCGGGTCCGTAGAGAAACCTATTATTGTATGGTCTATACCGTTATACATGAAATTCTTACCCTGTAATTCATGCAGATGCTCTATTAAGCTTTTTCCCATCTTTCATTGCCCTTGTTAGTTTTAACTGTAGTTTCTTTAATTCAATTATTTCAGGGTTATTGGCTATGGCTTCCCTGATAGCCTGGTTTTTCGTTATCATAGCAGCTATATGCTTCGCGCTCCCTCCGGTTGCCCAATATTGCTTCATTGATTCCCCGGCTTTCTTTCTGTTTGCGTTCCGGATAGCATTCTCTCTGCGACTGATCAGCTCCAGATTGCATAACCGGCAATCCAGACTGTTCCCATTCTTAAACCTGATTATCATCCCTTCCGGTATCGGTCCGTTAGCCTCCTCCCAGACGTGCCGCTGAAGATGGATATATCTGCCGTTCTTCTGGATATGGCAGTACCATCGGTTCAGATCTTTGTCTATCCGGAATGATACATGCCCCTCATATCGCGTGTTGTGTGGCTTCTGCCCTTTCTTGAACTGCGTCGCCACAGCGTTTGGATGCGATGGATAATGAAGCCCTTTGTTCCAGGGAATGTTACCCTTCTGTATCCTGGTCTGCTCAACCCTCTCGCGGATCCGTTCCGGAGGTAATATCAGGCCGAGGACTTTCATTCGTCGCTTGACTGCCTTCTCGGATATGTTGCCGATCATGTCTGCCATTGCCTGAGGTGTCGTATCCCAGTAATTATCGATCAGTAACTGGTCCATCTCAGCTGTCCATTGCAGACGGTTCTCCTGGTATCCGAACTTTATCCCCATACGCCTTATCAGGTTGTCCGTCTGGTTGCGGTTCTTCCCCATTTCCTTGATGAGTGCGTTGCGTGATGTATACGGCGCCCTCCGAAGCACGTATTCTATCTCTTCCTGCGTCCAGCCCCTGACTTCCACTTACGCCTCCGCCTGCTGGTTCTGGAAATGATAGAAGCGTTTTAATGCCAGAGTCAAGATCTCCTCCTTCTGCTCCTGCAATTCCCTGTATGTACGGCAATATAAGGGGTGTCCGGTTGCCATTAACCCCTGATGGGTGTTCCGCGAATGGAGAACAGTCGTATGGTCGCGATTAATTAACTCCCCGATTTTGGTGCTCGATAACCCGGCTTCCGTCAATACCTGAACTGCCGCATGGCGAATAAAGATATACTCATTTTTCCTCCCGGGACCGTTCGCTATGTCCAATATCTCCTGTGGTGTCATTGCTTAAATGCTCCTATTAGGCGGACATAGATTTCACTCTCATCGTCAATCGTGATCTCAATGATCTCGGGACTTACCATTGCTTGCTGGATGGTGACAAGGATACCAAAATACTGACTTTTACCTATTGGCGGCAGGCAATACATATACGACTTAGTATTTATGCTGATAGCTACCAATGTTTCTCCCGGTAGATTGCTCGGTATTTCGTCAGCGACTATCCCTTCAATATCTTTACCCCTGATGATGTATTGCTTCATTTCGCCCCTCCCAGATGCTTCGTGAAACGGTTGATAAATGACAGTATCCATGCAAATACAGTGATTTTTGCCGACCTACCCTCTTCTTTCTCTGGATAGCACTGATCAGCTGAATCAAACTTTTCTGTTACCGGTCTTTCAACCTCAAACGTGTATTGTTCTGAATCAGGCTTTTCTTTGACTGGTCTCTCAACCTTGTAAACCTTTGACTGCAAGCTAACATCCTTGCTTGGTAGTGTCCCATAAGCTCGGCTTTCTAATTCTCCTTTGCCTTTTGTATGCTGCGCTACCCAAGAAATTGATCCATTTTTGTTTTTTCTATAATGACCCCTTACGCTCCATGCCTGTATGTGCCGGTTATATTCTCGAATCGGCTCTTGTGGATCTTTCATTACAATAGGCTTGTATACCGCACCAATGCGATTTATATCAATATATCCATTGTATTTATATGTCGTTGTTTCTTTTATAACCTTAGCTCCTTCTTCTAATGGTTGTGGGTAGCCAGATACCATAGCTATTTTTTCTTGTTTAGGCACGTAGTACAATATTGCATAAATTATGTGAACCATTTTTTTAGCAGACCACAAATACAACTCCTTGTTTATTCGATCTTTTACTCCTTGCTGCACAAAACCCCTTATTGCCAATGGATCCCTCATACGTTTTGCATGATTAGCCATTTTTGCAATATCGAGAGTTTGGTTTATTATGTCACATATCTTACTCTGCGCTTCCGGGGGTACAAGGAAATCCGATGCGTTTCGCAGTCTCCTTGTGTATGATATCATTTCGACATTGATATCTTCTAATGTTAAATTTTCCTGCCTTTTAAAGATAAAACGGCTCATGACTTTGCGATCATTATAGCTAAAGACTACGTAATGCGTTTCGTTGGGGTCACTCAGATCAAATGATACCGCCATCTTGTCTTGAGCAGACATCGTTCCTTCAATAACCAACGTGCCAGTTGTCATAAAGTACTCAGGTTTATCCTGCAAATACCAATCGTAAAACTGTCTCGACACGCTTCCCTGATCATCATGGCAAAAATCGATCATTCGCGTAGCATCATCATAAGTAGTGTGAAATGCTGCACTTGAACCATATTCCGCAAGATCGGCAGCTATGCGAGGTGTTTTAATGAAGATAGCATCACTCAATGGTTGTAATTTATACCCCTCATTTTTTTTCTTCCTGAGTTTCTCTTTATCCTTTAGCTTTCTCATAACGGCTCTCCGCTAAGTGCTTGTAACAGTTCATTTGTTTCCTGCTCATTTCTCTTTAGATCACAAAACTCCTCCAAAAATTCATCATGCTTGGTGGGATCCCCAAGTATTCCGCGCAATCTGCTTTTCAACCCTTCCTCATTGATAGTTTCCGTGATATATAAATCATCCTCAAATCTCTCTATCAGCATAGCCTCAAGCAATACCAGATAGTTAATAGCATCGCCTATCTTTTCATCAATCAGGTGAGGGTTTTCCATCCCGGGTTGCCCTATCATATCCCAAATGCTTACTAAGTGCTTCAGGAACATCCCTTTCCATGCCTGTTCGGGTGTCGTGCCGTCCATCCGTGCGGCTATCTTGAAGTTGTGCAGCCTGTCGCCGTCTCCGGAATACTCCGCCGCTTTGTTCGCCAGAACCGTCTCCATCGCTCCGATACGATTTTTCAGTATCTCGTCAAATCTTTGATTAGTCATCTCTTTACTCCGTTTCTAAAATCCCGGGCTGTTGTCAAATTCCAGCTTACCTACATAGCCCGGCTCTTGTGGTAATCCGTATCTATCTGCATAAGTTATTTCTTCGAACTTCTGATAGGCATCGCGGTAATGGACTATACAGTCCCCGGTCATGCCTACCCTGTTTTTCTTCACATGCAACTTTGCTTTCCCGAAGGCAAGTGTTTTGCCGTCAGCGAATGTCTCGTTTTTATAAAATGAGGGCCTTTCGATCATGATAATTATGTCCGAATCCTGTTCGATCGCCCCCGACCATCTTATCTGAGATATCTCGGGTTCACCGTTCTTGTCTGTTTCGCGGTTCAACTGTGCCAATGCGACCACTGGGATATGAAGCTCCTTAGCTATCTCTTTGCATACCGATGAAGCTAAGGCTACTTCGTGCTCCTGGCTGCGTGCTTCATGTGCTTTGATCAGCTGTATATAGTCTACAAACAGTATCTTTATGCCGTAACGTGCCGACATTAATCTCGCCTTGCTTTTGAACTCGTGAATATCCATCCGGGCTGTGTCGTCAATTATGAATCTTTTAGAGGTGTACTTATTCATGAACCGCTTGACTCTTATCACATCCTCGTCGCTCAAAGTGCCTTTACGAATCCTGGAATAGATCGAATCCTGCAATTCAAGTCCCAATAGCTTATAAATTATCTGCTCCGCAGGCATTTCGATTGAAATGAACCCCAACGGTTCACCCTTCCTGATACCTATTTCGTAAGCGATCGAGAGAGCCAGGGATGTTTTACCGATGGATGTACGCGCTGCTATGGTTATCATATCGCCTGCATGGAACCCCCCGGTTATCTGATCCAAATCACAAATACCGGAGTCCAATCCGATGAACTTTCCTGCCCTAATTGCCTCAGTTTGCTCAATTACCTTTTTTGCCAGTTTAATCGGCTCGTAAGACGTTTTAGCATGTAGCCCCTCGCTTAGGTCGCGTATGATGGTTTCTGCCGCCCCAAGGTCTTCTAATGCGTCAGAATTATAATCCCATGCGCTCTCTTGTAAGCGGCCAGAGATTTCTATCAATTGCCTTTTGACATATTTTTCTTTGACAATGTAAGCATACTGAACAGCATTCGCAGCTGAAGGTGTCTGTTCTATCATTTCCATCAGGTCAAACATCGGATTGCCATCCAGATATTCACCTTTGTTGGCGATATTGTTGTTCAGGGTGATCACATCGATTGGCAGATGCTGATTGTAAAGCGACATTATTTCGGCGAACAGAACCCGGTGGCGATGGTCATAGAATGAATCCTCGCTGATGATCTCCATCAATTCAGGTATGATGCTGTTATTTAACAACACTGCACCGATTACCCCTTTTTCAGCCTCTGCCGAATATGGTGGCTGCTTAGTTCCGTTCTTGGCCTGATACATTCCGGTTATTCCTCTTGTTGTATATTTTAATAAACTCCTCATCAATTACCGGTGCTGTTGCCGGTACTACTTGAACCTGCTTCTTGCCATTATGATTGACAAGTTTGGTCTTTATCTCCTGCCAGTTGGTTGCAAGATGGCTCGGTGACATTTTGTCGTAATGCCATTTATCTTCGATTGCCAGACACTGTCTGAATGTCTTCCGGAAGTCAGCCAATGTCTCTTCCGAGGTCTTATTCTTGTTCTTTTCTTTGTACATGCTTAATAATTTACCGAGGCCCTGCCGTTCTTTTCCGGACCTTATCACAGCTTTTGTGAATTCTATATTCCGGGATGACAGATACTCATCGGCAAATACTTTTCCCAACTCATCAATAAAGTCCTTTTCATTCTTTTTGGGGGCTTCACCGACAGGTGAAGTTGCATTTTCACTTCTACCCTTACTAATACTATTACTCTTACTAATACTATTACTATTACTATTACTATTACTATTACTATTACTATGTGTACTGCTGTTAACATTTGGCGAGTAATTGTCAACATTTATCGGGTTATTGTTAACATCTACAATTCTAATTATTAACCGGCTCTTCTCATTTAATAGCTGCTGTGGCTCTTCTAAGAGATATTCACGCACCATAGTGATTTCCGTCCGCCTATCGACAGCATGAATGTAATTTCTTTGGATTCGCAAAGATGTTAATATCTGGTAATTATCGAATAAATGTTGGTCGAATAGCTGTAAATGCAGACAATAATCGAGTAAATGTTTACATTTTCCATCTTCAAGCCTGTTATTAGCTGTAAATAGAGTTTCATCTTCCTCAGTCCATTTTGCATAATATCCGTATTCGTCATAGATAATATCACATAGCCTGAAAAAGAAACCATAACCCAAAAGGCCATATTTAGCCAATAGTAATTTAATCTTCCTGTCATCCGATGCCTTAACGTCGTGGCTGTAATAATCCAAGCCTGCTTTTAAACGCCTCATATTACACACCTAAAGAATAAATAAATATCACTCATTGCTATTGTTCACTGTAAATGATTAACATACTCCAGCACCTGTTCCCAGTTGCTTGTTATAAGTGTCTGGATTCCATACCTGTCCGCCAACTCTTTGAAGCTCTTCTGTGAGCTCCTGACGCGTCCCCCTTGCGACTTAACTTCGATGAAGAGAATTCCCCCGTTCTTCATCGCCGCCAGATCGGGAAGCCCTGCGTCGTGGTTGTTGTTCATGATCTGGTAGAATCTTATATATCTCGTTCCTACGCGTGCAGCTCCGGAGTTGAATCTGATAACCAGATAGCCTTTCAGTATCAATATTTGTGCTATGCGTTTTTGGATATCAGACTCAGACTCCGCGAGATACATCCCCCTCTTACCCTCTTTCAGCTTCATGCCTTACCTTAAACTAAGAGTTTCTTTTTGATAGATTCGTATGCCTGGTATATTCCTCTCGCCTTCCTTAATCGCTTCCTTGATCTTGTCAGCGTAAGGCATCAGGTATGCCACAGGTACCTGGCTAATATCAATCAATTCCCAGTCCCATGTTTTACGGATATTCGATTTTGGCTGCTCTGTAAGTACCGGTGCCGCTATGACTTCCTGTTCTTTTTCGCGGAGCTCGCTGATCTCATTCATAAGCTTCTGATCTACTTCCTGATTCTCAGCTGCCTGCTTAAGTAATTCCTGTTCTTTCAGCCTGCGTTCGTCTTCAATGCGCATCCTTTCGATCTGTAATCTTCGTAGTTCCTCCTGCCTGATGTTATCCTGTTCCTTTTCATAAGCTAAGATTCTACCTCTTAACTCTGATTTGCTTTCGTTCAGGTCCTGCGTGAGGTTCTTTACGAAATCATCAACCTGTTTCTTGGCATCAAGTAATGGTTTGGTGATCTCTTTTCGCTTATCCTCAATGATCTTCTCAATCTTGCCTGCATCCATAGCCAGCTTTTTAGCTGATTCGTGTGTCTCAACTGAATTGACTACACAGTTCTTGCATTGGTCAGCGAACTGTATTATCTTCTCGCGTGCTGCTTCGAATTTCGCTAATCGCGTTCCAATATCTGTCGTTAACTGGATATCTGTCTCACTCATAAATATTCTCCTCTGGTTTAGTATTAAATAAACTTTGTTGCGGGTCCGCTTCCCGGTCCCCTTCGATAAACTTGACTGCCTCTTCCTGGACATCGAGCAGCTGATAATAGCATTCCGAAGGGAGGGTATATGTTTCGCTCCCTGGGCTATATGGCTCCGATGGCAGGTGTGGCGTATTGATAGTTAATGGTGAGTTGGCCGTATTCAGGCTTTTCAGCCCCGTTATCGTGGCGCCGAGAACGTTCTTTTCACCCCCGTAGCTGAACGATACACCCCTCACCTTGATAGAGTTGCAATAATGATCCGGCAGTTCGCATATCTCGCCGATATAACCAACCAACCCCTGTAATGCTTTGCGGAATGACTCCAGCGGCTTGTCTGTTGTCTCGAGAGTGTAATTCTCTGACTTCCCTTCGGGCCTAACTATCTGGTACTCAATGAATACTTTCGAGTCTTCTATTTTGATCTTCTTGATTCTCATCTATTTCCCTCCTGCCCTGAACCATATCCAGAGGCAACTGAGGCAGAACAAAATCGTTCCTCCGTAGTAACTCAGAAGAGTCCATCCGAAGTGCTTTTTTAAGAGCGGCCAGGTCTCCGATATCAGTACAGATATTGTGGCGAGTAATATCATAGCCGCGAGAATGTCTATTAGTGTTAATTTATTGATTTTCATCTGTTTATTCTCCTCTGTTTAAGAATTTCATATTACTGCGGTGCTAACTTCTTTCGGTTGAAACCACTTCTCAAGATTCCTGAAAGAAATCCATTCAGCCATCTCGCCCAAAATCCTGACGATATCCTTCTGCATATCCGGATAGGGATAGACCATAAATTTATGTAGTTCTTTCAATGTAATCGGCTGCTCATTATTCAGGCATGCCACTAAGTAATCTACCCTCAGCGCATCGTAGATATCCGCGTAGAATTTCCACTGATACGAACCAGTATAATTCTCTATGTCGAACTGTGACCAGCAGGTTTTGAATTCCTGAACGTAACGGGCTTTAAGTTGGTCAACTTTAGCCACAACGCTTATCTCCTGCCCGTCAACCATATAGATCTTCTCAGTCTTGTGTTCGAAGGGGAATGAATAGTCTATCTCCTTGTATACCTTAGTGATGCAATCGAATGAGAACTCAATGCCATCGGATACGAATACCCGTTTGTCGTGGTCGAGCTTAGCATGAGGATCTTCGATTATGTCATGAAAGGCAGAGCCGAGCTTCATGTACTCACTCTTCGGCTCCAGCTTCATTATCTGCCTGATGAGCTTCTGTTCGTCGTCATTCTCGCTGTGGAGATAACGGCTGAACGATTCGACGGTCGTGGTGGATATCCTAAGCATCATCCACCTCAACCGAACATCTGAGCAAATTCATCAACCGGGTCTGCTTCCTTGATTGGTTCTTCCGGTTCGACCTCTTCAATCGGTTCCGGAGTGGGCTCTGCCTCAAATATTGGCTCGGGTGCCGGTTTGGCTTTCGGTATCTCGAAATACTTCTTCTCTTCTGTATGGAATTCAAGCCCCAGCTCCTTAGCCCTTGCTTTGGTGTGTGCTTTCAACTGCTCAACGAGTCCGTTCTTGAGGTCCGTCGGCTTCTTCTCATAGATATAAGCGTTGATCTCTTCGGCAGTTTTCATGGCATTGATGCGCTCGATATGCTGATTTAGCACCCCAACGGCCTCAGATTGCTCTTTTGATATCTGACCAAGTGAATCCTTCATCTTCTTAATCATCTTGCTCATATAAGCCGGTTCTGTCCCAAAATCGGGTACGTTCAGCTTGGGTAATCCGGCGGCGTTCTTACCGATGAACTTCTCACATGGATTGAAGTCGAGCTGGCGTTTGTCGTTTACCATGTACAGATATCCGATAAAATCGGACACCTTCATTACTTCGTTGTACGAACCGCCGACAATGTCCGGACGGATGAACTTAATGTCGCCGTCTTTGTCTTCTTTGTCGTGGGCTATCATTATCACATCTTTGCCCAAAAGGGAGAGCTGTTTCATCCAGTTCGTAAAGTGTGACTTCAGGGCTCCCCATCCTGCCATCGTCAGGCCGCCGTCTTTTTTGCCCAGCTTGGCATCGCTCTCGATGATCGACTGCTGGATATAGTCCAGGCATCGGCCCAATGTATCAATAATAATTGTGTTATAGGGCTTCAGGTCCGCCGGGCTGAGTTTCGATACTTCCGACCAGGAATTGATCTGGACAATGTCCTTCCTGTTTCGGGATCTGTGAGCGCCTTTGTCGAAATCGAGCAATAAAGGCACGGCTGATGTGAATGCGGCGCTGGTCTTCCCGGCTCCGGGCATCCCGTAGATTAGTATATTAACCGTCTGTACGACGATTGGTTCTTCGGCTCTTAATATCTTGAGCGGCATTGTGTTTTACTCCTTTAAAAGATTGTTTTTAATGTCATTATCATGAAATAAATGATTATTACTGCGAACATGAGAAACATTAGGTTGTCTCCGTTCTGCCTCCGCCAGCGCCTGATGCTATACAACCGGTGCGGTCGGACAAATTTGCCGACAGGGATCGGCGTGCGTTGATTCTTCATATACTCTATCCAGATATTGTTCAATGATCTTTGGTATAATCGCCTCGGGTGACTGCCCCTCGGTCTGCGAATACAAGCTGAGCCTTTCGATGGTCTCTGCGTCGAGCTTAATATTTAAATATCCTGCCACTTCCGCCTCCTTCGTAAACATCAGTAAACTCCAGATCTTCGTCAGCCATCATCCGGGCTTCCTCGCAATCGGCACAGGTGCAGGTATCATACGACAACCTGGTTTCCCTGCAATATTCCGAATCCCATTCTTTCTGGGCATTCTCGAAACATTTCTTCAGCTCTGCTATCAGCTTCTGCCCTATAGTGTGACCGGGTTCGCCTTCGTCGTAACGGGTGAGCTCGTCCAACGTCCAGGGCAATACTTCTTCGCTTATGAGTTCAATACATCCTGGTCTCATTTCAACTCCCTGCATATCTGTTTAATGATCTGCTCTTCTTTGGCTATCTGGAGTCCAAGCTTTTCACGGACATCTCCGCTGGAGAGAAGTTTCAGGCTTTCGTAGAGCTTATTGAGCCCCCTGTCTGCGAACTCATCCTCATTGTCACGGGTGATTATGCTGTCCGAAGCGACTTCCTGCATTACGCGGCTGAGAAATTCAACATTCTCGATGTGTATGCGCATGTCTGCCAGAGTCTCGAGCCTGGCCTGTGATATGTTATATGTCATTTGCGTGCCTTTTTAGTAGTGGTTGTTCCTGTTATCAGCTCATTCAGATCCATCGTCCGGAAGTATATCTTCTTCCCGTCGCGGTATCCGGGCAATATGCCCTCGCGCAGACGGTCGCGGAGATAGCGTGTGGACCGGTTAAGATATTCTGCGGCTTCGTCCAGCGTAAGGAGGTCCTTAGTTGTCTTCTCCCGCTTGATCTGTTCCATCTCCAGTCGCAGTTCGCGCGTCCGGATGGCAACTATCTCGTTAACCGTCGTATGGATGTAGTCTTTCAAAGCTGTTGTGTTAATGATATCCATGGTCTACCTGATATGGTCTTCGTTATATGTTGTTAGTTTGCTTTCGTAATTCCCGAATGCTCCTTCGGTGAATATGCACCAGGTAAGCATCGCCTCACGGCAGGCAAGAAGGATGTAATCCCCATCGAGCCGCGTGTCTGTCTGTCCAATTACGTTCTCGAGCCGTCTCTTCAGCAGCTCATACTCGTCCATCGGATCGAACTCAGGCATGGCTCCTCCTGTAATAGGTCGTGCCTTCTGCCGTTGGTATCCCGTAACGCTCCCAGCATTTCTGTACCATGCGGTGGACTTCGGCTATCCTGTCGAGGATCGCCTGAAGTAGCTCGCGCTTACCGGGTGTTATCTCGCTGGGTTTGAAGTATCTCGTGAGGTCGTCGCTCATGGCTGTGCCTCCCAGGTCTGGTCGTAAGCGGCGAAATCAAGAAGCTTCTCGATGACGATATTAGCAGCTACGTCTGACTTCGTCATCCCGGAACGCTCTGCGTAGCGGGTCAGAAGTGCATTCATCCTGTCGTTGAGCTTTATCTCGATGGTGGTGTTCTGTGTTCGGTTGTCAAGTAACTTCTTCATGTTCTCAAAGATGTTAGTTATCGGATCAGTTTTAATAGCTATTGTCATTAGTATGCCCTCCCGAATAGTGCCGCGGAACCGTTCAATAAGCCGTCGTCTTCGATATCTCCGATCATCTGGATGATACCCATACCCATCGGCAGGAGCTTTATCCGTGCGGGAGCTTCCTGTACCCCGCATATAACCACCGGGAGGGCCTTAGCCGAGTCGATTATCACGACCTCATCGGGTGGTTTGTCGTCGTTTGTTTTGGTTTTCATGATGAAATCCCTTAAATTAGTGTGTGTGTTATTGGCCCCTTAGGGGGCTTTTTTTATTTCTGTTTAAAGTTGCGGTTCCGGGTACCGGTCACATTGCAGCATGTAAGGGGTTAGTGTATTCTTTGGAGGAACCCCCGGAAACCGCGTATAATTCAATTCAATTTTGCATCAATATCAATCTTTGATCTTTCGAGTTCTGCGAGCTGCTCTTCGTACTTATCGATGCGCTTCAGCATGTCCTGGTAGAACTCAAATTGTTCCTGTGCATCGCGCCTCATTCCTTCGAGCTGCTCACGAGCTTCAGTTAAGAGGAGGCTCATAGCTTCACCCTGATGTCATGTACCTTCTGTTCGAATAAATTCACTACCCAAGCATCTGCTTCATGTGTCTGGTTGTTGCGGCGGAACTCTTCCAGCAAACCTTCGCCTTCCAGATACTTATTCATCCGGTTGACAGCCCATTCAGGATCATAAACCCAATTAGTAACAGATCTGCCGTTATCAAGTAAAGTAACCTTCTCGTATGTGTGTCTCGAGATAGTTCTTTCATGAATATTCGGGACCGGGTTGATAGTGGTGCCGTTATAAGTGTTGAATGTAACGATATTAGCCAGATACATAAGCAGCTTAACTGAACGGCCCAACTTCGGTCTGAAGTAATCCGATAGATCAGTATATGGTACATATCTGTCTTTGAAGTCATCCCGGACAGAAAGCTTTTCAGATAAGAAGTTGGTTTGTTCGCCCAGCTTATCTACTTTATTGTCGATATCGCTGAACTTCTTGTCAACATACTCTTTGTGCTCATACAGGCTATTCTCCAGACGCTTAAGGTTCAATGTATTCTGCTCTGTCAGCATTGACAACAGGAAGTCAGGCGGTGCACTCATTATCAGTGCCCGGAGATCTTCGAATTGTGGCTGTTCGTATGGTATCATCTGTGTCATATCCGGCTCCTACTTAATTTGGAATTTATCTTTCATGGCTGCAATAAAGTTCTCGAGAAGGGTAATTACGCCCTTCAGGTCGTCGAGCAGTACGTTTGTAGGCTTATCCCTCATAAATACCAGAGAGGGTATATGGAGCATCTCTTTCTTAATGAACTCTTTAGTCTTGGATATGAAGGTGAACACTGCCTGAGTTTCTTCCATTTCTTTGAATACCTTGCTCTGCTGGGCTTTCAGCTCCTCGATTTTCTTATAAGTATTCTCTATCTCTTCCTTCTTGTGTTTAAGCCCCTCAAAAGCGGCAAGTTCGTTGTGCGCTGCGCTCACCTGATTGTTCAACTTCATGACTTCTGCCTGAAGATTATCGACTCGTTTCTGAAGGTAAGGGCTTTCGACTTCTTTCACCTCAACCTTAACCTCGGCAGGCTTCGCCATTAAGGTACCGATGATACTATTTTTTGAATGGAGCTGTTCATCTTTCTCGTGTATAACGGCATCCATACGCCTGTTGGTTGCTCTTTCAGCTTCGAGGGCTTTCTCTTTTTCGGCAATGATCTGGTCTTTCTCTCTGAGTAGCCTCTGAGCTTCAATATAGTCCTTATGTGTCCTGATATCCCCGTTCAGCGTAGCATCCACCAGCTCCTTAGGTGCTGAGGGCTTGGAGATCTCGTAGGATAAAGAGAGGGGTAAGGATTCTATAAGGTTGATGTTGTCCAAATTTTGGACAACATAGGTATAGCGTTGAATCAGATTATAGACTGATTGCTTCTTAAATCTTAACGATGTATACCAGTTTTCAAAAATCCCTTGATACTTGTTATGGTTAGCCAGCTTTGCCTGAACCTCAGTAAATATCCTACCCAGCTCGGTAGCTGACTTCACAAGGATGTCAGTTATCTTATTAGCAGCGGCTTTCAATGATTCCGCCGTCTCCGGGTCCAGTTGACTATAGTCGAACTGTGCCGGCTGGGGAACTACCAGAGCTGTTTCTTCCGGCTGTTCGTTTCCGGGCTGATCTTCGTCCGGCTCTCCGAAGGGAATGTCTTCGTCGTCGATCAAGCTTCGCATGATACCTCCTGGCATTCATGAAGATCCAGCATGATTCCATAATCCTCATAGTTGCATTCCGGATTGTTGTAATCTCCGACCGGTATTTCTTCGCCGCAGTCTAAGCAGCGGGCATAACGGACCACTTCGCGGCCCGAAACGAGTGTGTGATAATTAAACTTTTGCATGTGTGCATCCCTTGTGTAAAATATTCTGTTTGTAAGCCTGTTGTATCAGTTCTCTGAATAACTTGTTAGTTGTAGGAGCTTTTGCGAATTCTTTAAGCTCCTCTATCATCATGTAGTCTTCCGGACTTGGCCTGAAAGTTATGTGCTTCGGTCCTTTAACCGGGTCTTTCGGTAGAATGATGCTAATGCTTTCTTTTGAGTTCATTTTTGGCTTCATTTTACTTGCATCGTATTTATTAATTAGTTAATTTTAGCTTGTCGTCGATTTCTCAGGGAGCGGTTATATTTTAGCCCATCCTGGATGAGCTTGAGGCAAGATTCCTTAATGGATGTTATGCCATGCTTTAATCCCTCCTCGAGTATCTCGACCACGAGTGTGCGCGGGATTTGAACATTTGAGTTCTGTTTTATTTGTGTAGTGTCCATAATCATTTTACCTTTGTGTAAAAATTTCTTGGACAAATATACAAAACATTGTTTATTAAATGCAAGCATTATTTTACATTGGAGTAAAATATTTTTATGAATACTATCGGTGAACGCATAAGACACGCTCTGGGACTAATGCGAATGAGCCAAAAAGAATTTGGTGACGCTTTGGGAGTAAGCCGTCAAACTGTAAACAATTGGCTTAGCATGGACACCCTGCCCAATAAAAATATCATTGATTATATGCACGAAAGGGGCGTTAATCTTCTTTGGATAATGACAGGTGATGGGTCGCCTTACAATGAAACAGTTAAAGGGAAGCAATTAGCCGCAAGTAATGCATATGATACGGAGCCGGAGGGGAATGTTTCGGAAGTGAGGGAGACTACTGTGACATATATCCCCAATATCAACAATATGACTATAAATGAAATACGAGAATACTATAAGAATGTTAAGAAGATACTCCCCGAATTGGAAAGGATAGTTGGCGATGGCGAACACGGAATGGAAGAGCTCTGGTAAGTCAGTTGATTATGTTAAAGTGCCGACGCTGGTTTCGGCTTTTGAGTGCGGGTTCGGTACACCCTTTGGAGATGGTTACTCATACGAGGAGATACCGGATGACTTTGTATCAGGATTGAAGCGCCCATTTGTGCTGATAGCGAGCGGCGACTCTATGCTTCCGAACATTATGGCAGGAGACAGGGTAATCATAGAATATGCTGAAAAGGCTAATCATAGGGATATAGTGGCCGTATACCTCAATGGCACATTTATGATAAAAGTATTGTTCCGAAATGGCTTTAGCCTGTACCTGAAATCAACGAATACAAGGTTTTCGCCAATAAAGATACAGGAGCACGACGCATTTCAGATATTAGGCCGCGTGACCGGGGTATTCAGGGAGCCCGGCAACTTTGTAATTAGTGAATATTTGCATGAATAGGAGATATCAAACATGAAAAAGCTTATTATTCTTTTGCTCTCAGTCGCCATGCTTGCTTCCTGCTCGAAGTCCAAGGAAGAAGTAGCCCGTTTACTCGTTGACAGCCTCTACCGGGTTGACTTTAGTGATGAATTACAGCGACATTATTACGATAACTACCAGGACGACATGTTAAAAGGTATGAAGGCAGGGGATCAGGTTTACGTTTACGGCAAACTACAAAAAGCTTATGAGGACCGTAAAGGGAATATCAAAGATAAAATCCGCGAACTTCAGGGCCAGTAATATGAAAGCCCTGCTGCTGTTATTTATTCCGATGCTATGTTTATATAGTCAGGAACCTGTTTTAATTGCCTGCTATCCATTAGACGGGCATCCGCATGATACCACATGGCATGGTTATAGTGGGGTGATGTTCGGATGTGTGAGCGGACCCGATAGATTCGGCAATAACGGTGCGGCTATGTATTTTGATGGTATCGATGATTATATCAGCATCCCGGACGATATATATACAGCCGAAGTTGATTCATTATCGTTTACTTTATGGTTCCAGGACCAGGGGGATAACATAGGTCAGCATCATTTGTTATACTTCGGGTCCAGAACAGGGGAAATTGCTGTCGGGAAGGAAGGGAGCTTATACTCCTGGGGGCCTAAGCTGAATAATCAGGAATGGTATGCAGTAAGAGCTAATGTATGTAATCCGAAATGGCACTTTATCACTGCAATATATATCAAAGGCCAATACATTAAAGCCTATCTGGACGGCATTTTGGTAGAACAGCTCGCCATACCTGATATAATCCTCAATAATTCACATCCCCAGATCAGTCATTGCTCAATCGGCTCATATAACCGTGCAGAACGCTCCTTTTGGCATGGCTTTATTGATGACATCCGAATATATAAAGGTGAGTTAAGTCAGAGGAACATAGACAGTCTCTTTATGCTGGGTAGCGATTATGATAATTACTGCGAGAAGTTCCATTTTTCAATCCCGGATATTACTGCCGATATCAATAGCCCCGTCACGATACCTGTCTGGGCTCGAACTGAGTTCGAAGAGAGGAACCTGCAAACCAGAATATGGATATCTTATGATATATTCTCATTGCAATACAAGAGCATGGACAATGTTCACAATGGAAGAGCTACAGCGATACTTGAGGGACTTTTCCATTACGGCTTATCCGTCGGCCAAATAGGACATCTGACATTTACTCCCCTTGTAGGTGATACTATTAGTGATATCATTATTGATTCTGTCTTTATAGATTACAAGGAGCGCCATAAGATCTATACAGAAGACGGGGCTATATATGTAACCGGTTATTGTATGCCCGGGCTTCGTCAAATACAGCGATACGAACCTACTCCAATTCAATTATCAACAATAAATAATACCATCAATATCAATTCCGATACTGAGATCAGTATTATGAGCGTTCAGCTGTATGATCTTCTCGGGAAATGCATTATTAACAACTACCTGACCATTGATAACAAACACTGCTATCTCAATACGGATACTTTGACTGGTCTGTATTACATTCGGGTAACGTATAATCACGACGATAGGCAAAAGATATTCACCGCTCCGGTAATGCTTGGCTTATAGCATCCGGTGACATTCTAAAGTTTGACACTTCAAGGCAATTCTTGTGTCAAGATTCCACAAGTTTGAAACACAAGGTCTGTATATTTGATTGGTATATATAGTAATTATGAAGCCACAATCTTTGTCATTTCAGCAGATTTTTAGTGACATCCCCCTATACCCCCGTTCCGGGCAACATGTCGACGGCATCTTCCTTCTTTTTATCGATAATCTTGGCGTAGATCTCAGTAGTTCTTATCTCGGAATGCCCTAATAATGTCGATACAGTCTTCAGGTCGACGCCAACCGTCAGGGCAAGCGTAGCAAACGTGTGCCTGGAGCTGTGGAATGATATGTGTTTCTTGAGCCCTGCGGCTTTCTCCCAGGCGGCCAGATGGTAGCGCATGGTGCTGTGGGTTGGCAAGTCGAATACTTTATCGGTGTCTTTCCGTCTCTTGGGCAGGTACTTAATGGCTTGTTTGGCGAGTGGCATTCTTTCGGTCTTATTAGTCTTCTGTTGGCGATAATATAAATAGACTCTCTCAGCTTCCGGCTGTATCTGAACCCATGTGAGAGCTTTCACGTCTGAGAATCTCAGCCCGGTATAACAACAGAATAGAAATGCATTCTTTACCCTCGGATGACAATAGGCATGCTCAAGCAGCTTCAATTCATCCAGTAACAGGAACGTCCGCGGCGCCTTTTCTGCTCTCGGTATGCTCTTGTCAACCATATCAAAAGGATTATGAGTAATAAATCCATCCCGATAAGCCCTCCGGAGATATGTCCCCAGCATGGATAAATAAAGGGTCGCTGTACCCGGAGCAAGATTGCTGATCAGATACTCTTTATAACCTTCGATATTCTGTTTATTAAGCCCAGAGAGTCTGGTATTGGCAGGGAAATATTGTTTCATTCGCTTGATTGCTGAACGATACTTCCCACCTGAGTCACCAATTGCCTTCTTCTCCTTTAATTGGACATCAAGATAATCGTATAACATTATCCTGCTACGTCCCGACAATCCTTCATAAGTGGCATTATTAAGCTCTATAGCCACAGCAGACTTCCGGTTCTCGGCAACTTTCATCTTCTGCTTATCCATCGCCGTCATCTCGCTTTTAACGATAGAAGACACAATAATATTCAGATATCTGTGCTCCCGGGTCCCCTGATAATGGATATCCAGGAATAGGCTATAACCGCTCTTGACTATCCGGGCACGAAGTATTATATTTGAACTCTTTGAAAGTGTAAAATATGTTTCTGCCATACAAATTCCGTGTTACGTTTTATGTTACGTTTTACGTCCGCAAAATAACCATTATCGGAATATATAGCAAAAATGATATTTTAAACAATGCTGATTAACACTATATTTATGTATTTTTGCGGCATACTCACGGAGCATAAAAAGGCGGCTGTCACTATTCGTCAAAGTGCGCGATAATTGGAGAGATAATAAGGGCTATCTTAAGAGTTTAGGCTATTAACGAGAGATATTTATCATTTAAAATATTCTTCTGATGTTACGTTTTGTGTTACGTTTTGCCTAAAATTGGCTAATATTCGACAGCTAAAAGGCGTGCAAATTATTCCTAATATTATTCCCTTTTTTTGAGCAAAATTATTCCCAATTTTATTCCACCACTTCCTCTGCCGGAGCTATCATTATTTCGATAGTTGTTTCACTTAAAGTACGGCCCAGATACTGGACATAATAGCCGGTTGTAGGGCTTGGTTTGACTGTGGTATAGTTCGGATAGCCCACAACCCATGCTGTGAGCCATAAGTCGGAGGGGAAATCGAAATCAGCGCCGGATATATCAATAATATCACCCGTCAGAAGGACATATAACAGCTCACCTGTATCAACTGTATTGGCCGCAAAGCCTATACCGGGCTTATTCTCAACTGCAAGTGTACTGGCATGATATGCGTCACCATCCGAACCGATAGCGATAACATCTCCGGCTGTTATAGGTACCCCGGCATTCAGCATGAAGTATTCATCGCTCTTGGACTCGATAATAATTACAGATGACCCTCCGGTATTCATGAACCTGCGGAGGTGAGGCACGAGGTTGAGCTCGTTGATGCTTGAGTTCCTTACTGGTGCTTTTATCATATCAATATGGCTTAGTTATTAATGACACTGTTGCTATTTCCTTCTCGCAATCGAGTTTAACCTTATACATAAACCAACTATCATAATATCCACCAGGATAATGTGAATTGATCTCACTGACCATATTGAAAGTGAACATCCTTGTGAATCCATCCCGCCCGAAAAGGAATTTAGCAGACGTTCCGAATCGCTCCTGGAATGGCACATCAAATTCAATCAGCATGATACGTTCATCATCGCCCCATAGACCGGCAAGCGCTTTAGCCTGAAAGCGAGGCTTGCAGGAGACGGACTGGAGATACTGGATATTCTCCGTTGGCTGGTCCCAGGTCAGGCCGCTAACAGGATAGGCTGTAAAATCGCAACCATCAAGTGCATCTGTTTCTTCACCTAATGGACCAATAGGTGTCTCGCAATATTCATGGACACGGAAGGGCATTGTCCCTGAGCCGGTCTTAATGACACTCGACTCTTCCATATAATACAGGCCACGGTGGTGAATGTTGTTAATATTCTCCGACTTGTGAGGCACGACGTTCATCTTTAGTAGGTTCGGATCCTTTATCTTCAGAGCATCGATATAAGTGAAATCATTGGGATAATATGGACATGCGGCAGGCATATTGTTGAACACGATCGGGACAGTGTCGGCGAATTCATTAAAACTGCCTGCTCCGAACTCTTCAAATTTATTGATATCCTTGCCTGTAGACTCGTAGAGTGAGGATGTCATAGACTTGACAGCCTCATCAAAATTGACAGGTTTGAAATTCCATATACGCTCCTTATCAATTGTTATAGCAGAATCTGCAAACCAGAATAGCGGTACATTCGAGACACCTCCATCCGGAGACAGGAGGCATTTTGTAAGCCCATCCTGGTATAGTTCATTCAGGAAATCCCAGGCGCCGTTCTTATAATCATTATATATATAACGCGAAGATCCGTTGACGAACAGTCCGTCTATCTTCTGGTCGCTACCGTCGTAATCACCATCAGCATAAGCAGCGAGGAGATATATCTCGTTATTATTCAATAATGTCCCCAGTGTACCATCGCCTGAGTAGTTCTGCTTATAATACCAGGTATTTGGTGTGCCTATATAGTAAGATGAATATGTTCCGTCCCGGAGCATTTCTTTCTTAAGTATCAGAGCTGTAGCTCGCAGGAAGTCGAGATAATTCTCACGAGGGATGAACCAGAACCTGAATGTATCATGGAATTTAAAGTTCGCCGCATGGCCAACAGCATAATAAACCCCGCTTTTCAGGTAGGCATATTCAATGCATCCTGTGCGTGAAACAATATCGGGAGTGTAAGCCGGATCAGCCAACACAGTATAAGACATATCAAGCTGAAGTGCTTCAAGTATCCAGCGGTTAATATCATATACCTCAACAGTGCATTTATTCTCTACGAAATTGATATTATTGCCGCTCATTTTGCGCATCAGGCCGTAAAATTCATCGTAGGTCGAAAGCAGATCATCAAGGGGATCTTCTATATCCTGTCGTTGGGGTACCCATCGGAATATGGTAGAGAGCTTATATCGCTTCTGCGTATACCCATTCTGCTGGCCCAATACGTATGGGTTGAATATAGCGTCATAGAACTCTTCGTAATAAGCATCATCAGGGATAAGATTAAAGTCTATCTCCAGCTTCATATTCGGAGTTTCCTGAAGTCCGTAGAGCATCCAGTTCATCTCGTAGTTGACTTCCTGGAGCTTGATGCAGTTATCAGGAAGATAGCGGATCTCCTTCAGCAATGGGTCGATAACAGTCATTGATGCCGGTGTGATCTCCATATAATGATACCAGCCGCTATTAGGTCCTCTCCATTTGTATCTAAATACGATATTACTCATAGTATGGGTAGCCTCTTTTTGCACTTAATAACGATTGATTTCATACCGTTGTCGAAATCATGCTCTGTATCATACTCGATCTCATGATGTAAAGCAATACAGAAGTTGGCTGTATGAAGAGACTCAGGATATTTATTATCAGTCTCGGGGCTATTGTCTGCCTTCAGGCCATCTATTGACATGAACTTATAACGATTACGCAGGGCAGTATATATAGCCTCAACCTGGTCGAACTCATCAGGGAAGTTGTAAGGTATGGTTTCCAGCTCATAGGACTGCTCCTGTGCCTTCGGTGTAAGTGCCTTCTTTGTAGGCTTCATACCATTTACGAGCAATCTCGCCCAGGTTGTTTCTTTTACTAACTGAGCCGCAACAGGGAGCGCCGAGAGGGCTACTTCTGAAGCCGAATCGCTCGCAACCCACAGATCAGTTGAATATAACCATACATAAAATCCAGTATCCATTATGACCTCTTCAATTTACTTATCTGTGCTTTCTCATACGACTGCCTGATTGATTCATGGTCTATCTCGAACTTACCTTGTTTCAGCTCGAGCGTACCTTCTACCTTCTGATGCCGCAATATTTTATTCTGCTCATCAACCTTCTCGTTCAGGCTAATCACCTGCTCGGTCAGCTGGCCGATACTCTTCTCATACTGCATGCGCTCGCGTGCGTGTACGCGCTCCATAACCTCAAGGCTCTTCTGTGAATCATCGAGCTTACGCCTGATATCCGTCCGTAGCACCTGCTCGCTGAGAATATCAGGCCGGTTACGTCTGATATGTTCCTCGAGCGTAGTATCTTCCTGATTCATCCTGACGAAGTCTGTCAGGTTCTTGGATGTCGTACGGGCATTGAATATAAACTCTGGCTGACCGGTCTCGTTGATGGTGATGTGCTTCATTCCCGGGTCTGTCATGCCTTGCATGCCTCCGAAGCCCCATGGGTTGAGTCCGCCCTTGGCAAACTGAGCTGCATTAACCTGAGCTTCTGCCAGCGATACGAGCCCGTAGAGTGTTCCTGTAATAGCCGCAAATGCTGCAAAGCCCCAAGCTCCAAGAGTTGCTATGTTAGCAGGGCTGGCCGCTGTTATACCGAAGATCTCTGCCGTTAATATGGGTATCATTGCCTTAAGCGCCTGAAGTGCAGCTAAGGTTATCGCTTTTGATGCTGATTTACCCTGAAGGACGAACCCGGCTGTCGTGGCTGCGAATGCTACTCCGATTTCTTCGAATGTAGCCTTACCTTCGGTCTTGAATTTAGTGTAAATATCGCCTGTTATAGATGCAAACGTCTCAGCCATAGCTTCTTTACCAGCGGTCAGAATCGCCCTGTTGGTCTCTTCCTGATTCTTAGCCTGTGCCTTCTGATTCTCATTTATCTTCTCCATGAACTCTTCATGGGTGAGCTCACCGTTACGATATGCCTCTTCCAGGTCTGCCAATTCTTTATCGAGCTGGTCCTTATCGGCAATCAGAGCCTGCGATCTGGTCGTTGCTATATTTGCGAACTTCTCGGCAAGAGTAAGTATACCTTTATATGCCAGATTGGTTTTCGCAAAATATGCATCATCAGCCGCCTGTTGTGCATTGAGAAAGTCGAGACGTGCCTTGAGCTTCATAGCTTCATTGTCTTTGGCGAGTTTAAGGTCCTCATCGTACTTCTTTTGAGCCGTCAGTATAGATATCTGCCTGTCTCGTTCGGCAAGGTCTGTAATTTCGTTTATCCGGGCCTCTTTGATAGCTGTGCCAAGGTTACGAATCTCAGCATCTATATTGCGCTGGGTATCGACATTGATAAGCCTGATGATCTCAGAGTTAGCCAATAGGTTAGCCTTAACCTGATCGAACTGCTGTTGTGCTTTCTGAACGTCATAGATGGTCAGTTGCCCTGTGGCTTGCTTTGCCTGGGTATCCATCAGGTTTTCGAGCGCGGCCTGATAGTCTTTGTCCTGCTTCATGTACTCAGCGGCTTTCTGTTCGCCTTCGCGCTTGAGTATCTCTATCTTAGTATTCGATTGTTCTTCCAGGATCTTGATAAGATTGTCGCCTCCGGACACACCGGCTTCGAACTCTTTGAGCTCAATACGTTTTTTGAGCAGATCAAGGTCGGCTTTGAGAAGATCGTCGGCCTTCTTCTGGTTGGCTTCGACTTCTTCCTTAGCCCATTTATATTCCATCTTGAGCAGTTCAGCGGCATTCTGTTCGCGGAGAGCAGTAATCTTGTTATTAATGGCCTGAATAAGCTCTGCCTGCTGAGATGCTGATATATCCTTACCGGCTTTCAGCTTCTTAGCGGCATCAATATCTGCGTTCAGCTCTTCTTCCTGTTCTTTGAGCTTATCAGCCAGAGCCTGCCTGTCCAATGCCTTACGATCTTCTATCCCCTGCCGGGCAATGTCGTTCCTGACCTTCTCGGTCTCGCGGTTAATCTTGGCTATCTGCTCGGAGAAGTCTTTGAGTTCCTTGACTTCGTCTTTTTTGTCATCACCACCGGTGCCGGTACCTTCTGGTTTGTCTAACCCAGCAGTTTCGTTCTTTAATGCGTAGGCAATTTTTTTATAATTATCAGCAAAAACTTGAAAATTCTTAATCGTAGCATCTTTTTCTGCCTTGGTGAAACCTGCTGATTTTAATACCTGTAATTTGAATTTTTGAACAGTTTGGTCTATCATGGCAGATGTATTTTCAGCAGACAGTAGGTTAAGAGATCTATAAATCTGATTCTTATAAGTTTGTAACCACCTTGCATTACCTTCTTTCGTAGTCTCTTCCAGAATCCCGACGCCTTTCAATAAGGACTCCGAAGCATTCGCAAAATCTCCGGTACTATCCATCAATATCTGACCGGCTGCTTGTTCAGCCTCTAAACGCAGGTTCTCAATAACCGTTTTCTTAATGTCTTTATTCAGGGTTATCAAACGCGATGAGAGCCCCTCAATCTCCTTTTTTGCTTTACCTGTGACAGTTTCAAGGCGCCCCATATTATCGGACAGCAGCCCAGTATGGTTTATGGTAGCCGGATAAATTTTATTAATATCATCGCCAACCTTTTTTAATTCTTTGTCAACGTCTCTACCTTTTTGTTTTTGGGCTACCAGCTCCTTGTACTTAGTAGATAATGTAAGTAATTGCTCTTTTTCTGTCTTTTTGCTTTCCACCATTTTTTTAGTGGTTTGCAAAGCTTCTAAATCCGCCTTATTCTGATCAAGTTTTTCGGCAGTGGTTTCCTGCATTGCGTCAGAAAGTAGTTTAACCCCAATCACCAAAGCTGCAACAGCTGCTACTACTAAGCCTATAGGATTAGCATTTAGCGCAGCATTCCACAACCATTGTGCTTTCGTGACAATTGCGGTTGCTATTGCCCCTGCATTCATTGTAATAGTCAGTATACCATAAGCTGCACCAAGCGCTATCAACATAGGAGCCAAATCTGCTAATGTCTTTATGATATAGACCAGCACCTTCACAAACTCACCGGCGGCTTTGGCAACATCCTGAATGGCTTTCTGTGTACCTTCGGAACTGAGAGCAGCATTAAGACCGGTGATAGCCTCCTTAAATGTATCAAACAGCCCTACACCGACAGAGCGGAGTGAGCTGCTGATATTGTCGGAGAGTGTGGACATCTGCCCGCCGGCTGTCTGGCTGAGAGCAGCCATACCCCCGCCAAACTTTTCCTTCATTATCTTAACGGTCGCGGTCATCGCCTCCGGTAAGGGGCTTAGCAGTTCGCCGGACTTACTGAACTGGATTCCTACGTCTTGAAGCTGTTCACGGGTAACGATGCCAAGTTCCTGAAGCCGGGAAATTGCTTCGCCTGTGGCACCGGATGAGAACTTACCGACGGTTAATGCCAGCTCCTCAAACGGAACACCAACACCGGCGGCGACATCACCAACGACAGTACGGAGATCTGTAGCGGATTCTCCTGTGAGCTTGAATGCTTTCTGGCCCTGTAGCCCGAAGCCGATCAGGACCTTTTCAGCCCTGACAAGCTCAGGTAATTCGAAAGGCGTTTCAGCGCCAAACTTAGCTAACTCAGCTAATCGTTCCTCAGCTGCTCCGGCAGAACCCATAAGCGTACCGAGCTGAGTCTTATAGGTTTCCATCTCCTGGTTACCGGAGATCATTGCCCCGCCAACACCCTTAATACCTTCGATGAGAGCGCCCATTCCGAAGGAGATCCCTGCTCCGGCGAGTACACCGCCGACGACTCCCTTGAATGTGGATGACTTCTGCTGTGTCTGAGCCATCTCGTCGCCGAGTTGCTCAACTGCAGCCGCAGCCTGTTTCTGTTCGGTGGTAAACTTCTGACTGGCTGACGCTGCATTATTCATAGCAGTTCGCCATGCCTTTTCATCAATAGGCTTTATGTTCTTACCGAGGGTATCGCCCAGCGACTTCTTGATCTGCCCTATTATCGCATTCCATGCAGGCAGGTCAAAGAGAAACTTCATCGGGATATTTAGACTCAGATCTTCCATTAGTAGTTCACCGCTCTCTTAATTGCTATAAGGTCCCATATATCAGCAAGAGGCGCTTCGTTGTAGAGCCGTTCGGTATCGGCCCATGTTCCGTCTGACGCATTCTTGCATATAATTTTCATAGTATATTTAAATCCTTCAATTTCTTCACCTGTATCCGGGTTCGGTAGCAGCTTGAAAGCATTCCATTTAGCAAACTTGGCTTTCTCCTTCGCTATTTCCTTCTGATTCATCCCTTTGTAGGTAACGAAATCTGCGAACACATCATAGTCGCGGATGATCGCCACCCTTTTATCATCTAAGGTCGTAATGTATGCGAAAGGATATAACGGCTTTCTCCACCTCCCCGTAGTCGATATTCTGATAGAAATCAGTATCAATTCCGCCGCGTACCCAGCCCTTAGCATCGGTCAGCAGTTGAGAATCATCAATAATTGTCTTAAAATAGAGCAGGTTATAACGCATCTGCATCATGTAGATATCATGCCTGTAGCCGAATAGCAGCAACTGATCCTGTCCTGCAAGCTCACTCGTCTCCATTTCGAGCCATGCTTTATCCATGCCACGGCTGACATAATCTTCAAGCGTGGTTGTGAACTCATTTGCATGAGCCATCTGTATGCTGAGCATCTCACCCCTAACTCTCGGAGATGGCGCTTTGTAACGCATGATTATCGAGACGGGCTTTTCCTCGCCTGTTTCGTCTTTCACAAGGCTTGTTATCTCAATCTCCTCTTCGAGCCTCTTTTTGAGCATTGTATCGAGCTGGCTTTTAACTGTTGCGAGCTCCCTCTGCAGCTGCATGTTACGCTGGAGCTGTTCCTGCCCCATCTGTTGTAATTTCTCCAATTGCCCTATGAGCTTAGCCAGCTCAATTTCGGGCTTTATTTCCGGCGCCTGTTCTTCGGGCGCTTCGGTTTCAGTCTGGTATTCTGGTATTTCTTCCATAACGTCCCTAATTCTGTACAAAATAACTTCTTACACAAATGACAGTATCCTGAGGGATGGTATAAGTCCCGTTCAATACTACCGTTAAATATAGTTTCTTCGAGCCGGTGATGCTGTAGCGCGTTCCGGCTGCCCTGATTGCTTGCGTGAGTTTCGTTTTAAATGCTACGGCAAAATCAGCCTGATATGCGAGATAATCAGCTTCGATAATGCTGACAACGCCAAGGAGATCATCCGGATCTAAGCCGGACAGGCTGAATGTATCGCCTGTGTCGTAGTCGCCGGGTTCTATCTTGGTTACATAGATCGTTACTTCAGGGAGAAGTACAGCCGATGGCGCCTGTTCAATGAAGTCTATCTGGTCCAGATAGGCATCATATCCCTGAGAACGAAAGACCGCATCAATCTCGATGGGCCTCATAATACATTCGCCGCTTACACCGCCGTAAGCATCATTATAAGTCTTAGACCACTCATGCACGCGCACAAGATTGGCTACCTTCCCGATAAGTACGGCTTCTGGTTCAGCAAAGCCTACATTAACAACCGGTTCTTCTGGTGGCGGTTCTATCGGCATAGCTAATCCTTAACGAAATAGACTCTTACGCAGAACTTTGTCCCTGAAGGGATCGTCGCCGATGCTGACAGTACGGGAGTAATCCATATTGCCTGTCCGCCTGTATCGCTCGTGAGATCTCCATCGCCTTTCACCCGGATGTTGAGGTCAGTCTTAACAGCCACGCTGACCGTAGATGTATAAGCCAGATAATCAGCCGTAGCTACAGCAACCCAGGGGAGCAGATCGTCGGGAGTTAAGGTCCCGAGGCTGAATGTGTCCCCGGTTACGAGTGTCCCCGGTGTGACTTTAGTGATAATAAAATTAACATCCGGTTCGAGAGGGGTGCCTGATGCAACTTCAATGATATCTATCTGATGAAGCCGAGCTGTATAACCCTGATAACGAACAGCCTGATCTATCTGTATAGGCGCCAGAAGGCATAAACCTGCCGTACCTGTGAGCTCTGCCGTCAGTTCATAATTATACTCATATACTTTCACCAGGTCTGCGACCTTGGCAACCAATACCGGTTCCGGTTCCTGAATTAATCCCATTCTATGTCCATGAATTGTTAGGTGAATTACCTTCTTCGTCGTGCCTGTGACCCTGCCAGGCGATGTCTACGTATGCGTCGATAAGTGAGAACGTCTGTAATGCTTCGCCTACGGGCTTGATACGCAGGTCGAACCTGTCGCCCAATCCGGCTGCAAACAGCTTGCCTCCCTTAAGTATTCCCTCTGTACCGGGTGCATAGAGCGTATCTATGACCTTATACAGGACTTCATTCTTGAATAGCGCAAGATGTATCCGGGTAATGTTCGTTACCGACAGTACATCATATTCGAATTTAGTGTAGATCCAGTAATCCCCGGGCATATCCGGAGCGAACTGGGTACGTGCCTGAGAGTTGATTGTCTTAATCCTGACTTCGTTATCATGCAGGACTTCGTTACGGAACTCGATGGGAGTCCATACTCCTGTTTGAAATGCAGATGAGGTGCTTACCTGGTCCCATGCGGCTACGAGATACGGGGGGCGATAGTTCCAGAGGGCATTAAGCTGAAGCTCCTGACGGCCTAAGCCTGAATTAAACAGGCGTATCCTGTCCAGCATATCTGATGCCAGTTCAGTGAGCCTGACGAGCCCGAGATGTTGTCCTTTTGCCTCGCTATATTTCCTGATCTTCGCCATAATATCCCGTTATTTTGGTAAAATCTGGGGAGGGTTCGACCCCTCCCCGCCAACAATGCACACATTAGGGGGAATACCAGGACTATAAACCAGTACCTTTTGCAAGGAACTTTCGATAAAATCCAGCTTCTTTGTAGAGCGTCAGAGCTGATGGCGTAACGAGCCTTGAATCAAGGACCGCCGACGGGACAGTAATATTCGCTTCGGGCAGGTTGCCATCGAACTCAACTGTCGGCTTGGTGTAGTCGTCAGCTTTCTGGGTATGAGAACCAGATGTTGCTTTGAGGTTACCGGGGCCGATAGTTAACTTGACCTTATCGGATACTGTCTCGAGACCACCATAGCTGATTGCAAGCAACAGCTTGGTACCTGATGCAGCTCCACCACGGGCAACGCCTGTTTCGAGCTTATATTCGGGTTTGACTGTACCCACAGATTCCGGGGTAGCAAACGGCATCAGCTGATCGTTAAGATCAGGAGTGTCTTCGTAGTTGTCGAGTGTCATGTTCAGCGAGCCATCTTCCTGTGGCTGGATGTTTGAATCAGCCAGAAGAGTGAGCGAGTAAACGAGCGCCGTTGCCCTTGTCGGTGCCGCGAGGACAGCCGGTGAAGAAGGGAATGTCGGCGATGTGCTGACAGTTGCCGGATCGAGGAAGTCATAGCCCGATTTATCGGACTTAAGCCTGATCCAGAAGAAGTCGCATTGACTTTGGCCGCCTGATAGTTCAGTTACATTGGCCGGTGTTGGTACTGGCATTTGCAGTCTCCTTATAGTTAGTTATGAGTGAATTATTAGCTTTATCTATTAATAGCTGTATTTTCTCGGCTTTAGCCTGCTCTTTCGTGTGCATCATACCGTTAAGGCTGATGTCTGAAATATTGCAGATGAAGTCGCAATCTTCGGGGATATCGTCGTAATGGTCATCGCCGTAGCGGTCGCCCCGGAACTGTTTTGCGACATCGAAATCATTGTTGAAAGGCAGAACATATTCCGGAAGGTACTGGAACCCGTGCAGGTTAGCGCCCCACCAGAATGCATCGTTCAGCCTGCCACCGATGGTGAAGTATTTCGATACTTTGTGGAAGTTAACTTTATCGCACCAGTGGACAGATGTCTCCGGGTATCCCGACACAGTGCTCCACATGGCGCCGTATCCTTCGGCTTTATTCAGGTAATCGAGCAGCCTCTCAGACAGTACATAAGCATCGCTTTCAATGAAGATGAACTTATCATAATCGAGGAACTCAGCGAATGCACCGGTGAAGCTGTAACTCCTCCACCATCCGGGGAATAGGAATAGATTGGGTCGGCCCAGACGCATCGGGAACCGTACCCAGTTCACCATATCACGGGATATGTTTGTCGGTACTTCTATCTGGCTGAGCGTTCCTGACTTATCAGGGATGAACTTTATCGGGCACAGATTGACGCTGAGCTTATTCACCCATTCCATAGGTGAGCCGTCGTCTATTATGCATATATGATCGATTCCCAGGGCTTCCTTGCGAACTGTATAGTAATCTATCCATTTCTGTATTCGGGCAAGCTGATATTCATTCTTAACGTAAGCAGTGCAAACGAGCATGGTCTTGCGTGGCATTTCGCTTATTTCGATATCGCAGGGTAAACCGAGCCATTCGGCAAGCTTACGACGGGCAAGGAGCATATCAGTGCGGCTGACAACACTCATGCCATTATCTGACATAGGCTTGCAGTTCGGTACGAGCTTGAATGTCTCCTGAATGCGGTTGACTTTAAGCCCCTCGGCTACGGCAAACGGAGCGGACTGATTCCCGATAAAGACCTTAGCACCGGCAATGATACGGGCAACCTCGTAGAAGTTATCCGTAGGGTAGAATGTAACATTGCGGAGCATTGTCTTATTGATAAATGATTCATATTCCCCTTTCAGCCCGACGAAGGCAATCGGAGTCTTTATATCTTTCAATAGATTGTACCAGTCAAAGGACTGATTGTGATATCTGGCAGAGCGGGCAATAACGACCGGCGCTACCGGATTAGTATCAGTAATGTTTATATATGGTTCCGACAGGTCAGCATCTATGTTCATGGCTATTGCCTGAGCTGTGCTGAGATGGTTATACGTCAGGTCGATACTTCTCTCCCTGAACACATCAAAGTCATGATCTATCGGGCCGACATAGTTATCGGCAACTTCGTAATCTATGCCCTGACTCTTCAGCAGTTGCCCCACTGAATTACAGAGCATGCGGTTCATCTTGGTTCCATAGTTCCGTTCCGGGTCGAGTATCATCTTCGTTATACCGAGCTGTTTCATTATCGGCATAGCATAGATCACATCGCCCACATCCCCCGAGTGGTGTGCTATCATTGCTTCCTCCATTGTGTAATGTCTGTGATATTAAAGTCATGGAAGCCGAACTGGCCGTTCCATGTTCCGTTCTCAATACTGAAGTTCCTGGCGATATCGTAAGGAGCGAACTTAAATCCTGCCTTCAGAAGGTCGTCGCGTTTATCCTGGCATATAAACACGTCATCAGGGCGGTTGATCTGTTCGTTACCGTAGGCATCGGCGATGAATCGGAGCAGCTTACGGCTACGGAGGCAGAAGCCACCGTTACCGACAAGCCCTTCGTGATGTATCCACGGTGCGCCGATATAGTCATATTTGAGAAACTTATTAGTCCATGCATCCGGATTGAGAATATACCCATCCCAGTGAACGGTAAGTGTGTGATCTGTTTCGATATATCCGGCAAGGTCTTTGATGATGAAGTTGTCATACTCCCGGATGTTGTTGATGCGTGGGATCCTGACCTTGAATCGGTTCAATATGCGTGCGCTGGTAAAGAACTTAACATCGCCGAACCATGTGCGGTCCATACAGATATCAAGTGCCTTATCAGTCTCCTGCGGTCGGTCGCAGGATACGGCAACGAGAGTTACATCGGGCAACAGGAGGCATCCCTTAGACATAGATCCTCCATGAATTACCGAGCAGCTCGACATTATAGTTGTTGGTTACAGCGAACTCATTAACTGCCTGCATCACTCCGGGCCAGTTGGTCTCGTAGTCATGACCGGCGAGGACACCGGAGAGCCTTACCTTCGGATACCAAGCCGCTATATCTGCCTTAACGGATTCGTAGTCGTGAGCTGCATCGATGAAGACCATATCGAGACTACCGTCCGGATAGCCCTGAGCGGCTTCGACAGATGGCCTGCGGATAGGACAGACGAATTCACGAACGGGCATAATGTTCGACAGGAATTGTTCATAAAGCTTGCCATCCAGAGAGGCTATGATATTAGCCTGTTCCTTGCTGTTAATGGTTTCGTCCTGAGTGCCTTCCCATGTATCGACAACATCGAAGGTGATATTCTTCCCTGTGCGGGCAATCTCAACAGCCATGTAAGCAGTGGACTTACCGAGAAAGGAGCCAACTTCGACGACATACCCTTCGTTCCTGATGCTTCGGACTACGTCGCTGTAGATATCCTGGAAGTCGAACCAACCGGGTATGCTGTTATAGAAGTGTGGTATTTCACCGGGCTTGGTCAGCTTAATAACGAATGCCTGCCCGTTGTTCAGATAGACAGGTTTCTCGGGCTTATCGGCAAAGAACTCATCCACGGCCTTATTGACACCCGGGCAATGACTCCAGCAGTAATCATCGAATATCATCACGCCGCCTTTGTTCATACGCGGGTAGAACCATTCGAGGGAGTCAAGGGTTGACTTATACAGATCGGTATCGAGATGGACCAGATCGAAGCGGGTATCGGCGTCGATATCGGTATTTACTACGGACTGCGGAAAGAGACCCTTAACGAGCTCGACATGATTGAGATCTTCGAAGTAGGAGCAGACGCTTTCATAGCTCGTATCGTCGAAGTCGCCTTCATGATGGAGATCTATATCCGGATCGGTCTCGGGTAAGCCTTCGAAAGTATCGAAGAGCCACACACGGCCATTCATGAGTTCGGCTATCATACGGGCAGAACCGCCACGATAGACACCGACTTCGGCTGCATTTCCATTGGGGTAGTTCAGTGCGAACTGATAAATAAAATACATCCTCTCGGGTGATACGAGAGTAAAGATATTGATCTTCTTCAGGAGAGCCTGAAAGACCGGATCTGTCTGCATCTTATTTATCACTTCTGCCATCTATGTTCCCTGTTTTGTTCATCAAACTGGCCGGTTGTGACGCCGGCCTCTTCCAAAGGAGTAATTGTTCAAAGTGCGGCGCTTCATTTTACCCGGAGCTGGCCGCATGGTGCCGGGAGCTTTATCATGGGCTATACATTGCTAATCTTATTCATAAACAATCCCTGTTATTCTATCTATGTGCCTACATTTTATATTAGTGTCAACTAATAACTTGAATCCTGCCTCTCGTGCTAATTGAGAAAAATATGAATCCTGACTTAACTGGGCTGTCGTGACAAACCAAGGATAAGCGATTGCTTTAAACATTTCAATAGGATAGAGAGTGCAGCCCATTGCTAAGGTATAAACTTCGTGTATAAGTCCATCGGCTTGCAGGTGTGTTCTTTTGCCATCTAATTTTATATGGACTCCCTGTTTGCTTTCTTCTTTTTTCGGGTACCAAGCACCATAAGCACACCCCGGATTGTCTTTTGCTAACCCTAATAATCTTATTAGTGCGTCTGGCTGTGGAAAGGTGTCATCTTCCACGGTCAGAATATAGTCACTCCGCGCGTCTATGGCTGTTTGAACTAATTTATTATAAGCGTCCGCAACTGGTAACCCGTAACAATTCTCTATCCTGATTTGCACCCCTGCCGGAAATTCAAGGCCTTGAATACATTTCAATTCGGTGTCCTGAAATTCGGTAGGTACTACGATTGAGAGTTTAAGGTCGCCATTCTCTAAAAACCTTTTTTCTATTTCTCTATTATAGTCTAATTCAGGGAAAGGCATTTCGCCAATTAATCTTAATCCCTCCTGATTGCCTTGTGTGATCCGTCCAGTTGCGTTTTTATCCTGTAAGGCTTGAAGTCTTAATTTCATTTGATATTCTAAAGGCTGAGCAGCGTCGAGTTCTTCCCTCGTGTAGTTCTTGGGAAATGATTGCCATAGATTATACAGATATTCGAACTCCCTCATCGAGCCTAACATAGCCCTCTTGGTTTGCTCTTGTTCGATTTTCTTTATTTCTCTTTCGATTTCGCCTTTTCTGCCCTCGGTATTAATAGAATCGATTTCGATTTGCTTTTGTTCTACGTGGAGTTCTGCTAATCTTAAATTATCATAAGCAATACTTAGCTCTAAAACACATTGAGCATATTGTTGTTCTGTGGTAAATCTTGCCCCTACAACTAAGTTATTCAATACATACGGCGGTCGTGCCATCTGGATTTCGTCAAAGGCTTGCAACATTTCTTTTATCTTGACTTCATTTGTCATATTGCACCGTCACTTAATCCGGCTAAACTGCTCCGCGCCTGACTTAAATCACTCGTTGTATTTGCAGCTGTTGCTCCCGTAGAGAATGTTACTCGGTCAGCTGTGGCGACTGGCCCACCCCCACCTGCAAAATAACCGTAGGTTGAGCCATCACTTAATCCGGCTAAATAACCTCTCGCCGCGCTTAAATTGCTTGCTGTATTTGCAGCCGTGGCGCCCGTTGAGAAAGTAATTCTGTCGGTTGTCGCGACTGCGGCGGTTGTTATCCCGCCCCCAAAGTATCCGTAGGTTGAGCCGTCACTTAAACCAGCCAAAACATATCTTGCTTGGCTTAAATTACTTGCTGTATTTGCGGCTGTGGCACCCGTAGAGAATGTCACCCGGTCGGCTGTGGCAATAGTGGCGGTTGTATAACCTCCCGCAAAATAACCGTAGGTTGAGCCATCACTTAATCCGGCTAATTGATACCTTGTCGCACTTAAATCACTTGCGGTATTTGCGGCTGTAGCCCCCGTTGAGAATGTCACCCGGTCGGTGATAAGACGGAGTGTAGCCCCGGAAATACCACCTGCAAAATAACCGTAAGTGGAGCCGTCACTTAAACCAGCCAAAAATGCTCTCGCCGAACTTAAATCGCTTGCTGTATTTGCAGCAGTTGCACCCGTGGAAAATGTTACTCGGTCAGTGGTTACACGGTACGCGGAAGACGATGTACGACCACCTGCAAAATAACCGTAAGTTGTTTTGTCACTTACTCCGGCTAAACCCTCTCTTGTTGTGCTTAAATTAGCCGCAGTTCTGGCAGCAGTTGCACCCGTTGAGAATGTGATGCGGTCGGCTGTGGCGACACGGGCACCTGAGTTACCACCAGCGAAATATCCGTAAGTTGCACCCGCAGCCGCTGGTACGTAATCAATACTATTAACTGTCTTAACCGAAGCTGCAGCGATTGAATTAATCGTCTTCACTGATGCAACGGCGATACTGTTAATTGTTTTGACATTGCGTGCCATTAGGGTTTAATCTCCTCTTCTAATGCGGCCTTGTCGGCTGTAATTTTGTCTAAGGCGGCTTTGACTTCAACTAAACCCGTTGTGTCTTTGCCGTCAATTTCTTTCAAGATGTAGTGCTTTTGGATTATGTGTAGATATTTGACTATGTAATTATACAGAAATTCCTGCGCCGTTGTGGAATTATCCGCGGCAATCTTTTCTGCTATTCCGTTTAGTTCATCTGTTAAATCGAAGGTGTATTTCATTTATGCTCCTACGTGAGTAATATGGTTTATGTAAGGACTGAATAAGACTGTATCTGCACTGAGAGCGAAACCAAGTATTATAACAGCGTCATCGGCTCCGGTTGGTGCTGTCTGTGTCATAGTTCCCTGAGTAGCACTTAGATATACCGGAGTTCCTACTGTCCAGTTCCAAGCAGTTACACAAATC